TGCCCGGTCATCGACAACGCCCACGGCCTCGGGGCACAAGGCTCCCGCGGCGAGGATGCCGTGTTCTGGATGACCAGCACATGCCCGCTGCATGGATGGAGGACAGATGGCTGACCGCACACCCAACCCCGGCAGCGACGAAGCACGCGAGCAGGGGTGCAACTGCCCGGTCATCGACAACGCCCACGGCCTCGGGGCACAAGGCTCCCGCGGCGAGGATGCCGTGTTCTGGATGACCAGCACATGCCCGCTGCATGGATGGAGGACAGATGGCTGACCGCACACCCAACGAACTCGCCGACCGACTGAGCATCGAGCACCAGCACCCCTCGCCGAGCGGGAAGATCGGCCTCTGCCAGTGCCCACAGTGCCCCGACCTGCGTGCTGCGGCTGCGCTGTTGCGGCGGCAGGGCGAACAGCTCGACACGCTCCGAGCCGCCATCGGCGACCCCGACGAGCTGCGTCTGCTCGCTGACACGTTCGACCTGCCCTACCTACGCCGCATCGCCGACGCGGTCGACGCCCTGGTGGCTGTCGGTGACCCCAAGGAGGGCCGATGAGCCTCTGCCCAGAAGCCGACGAGCGCGCCGCGCTGTCCGACGCCGAGTTCTGGGAGCGCGTCGGCTGCAACCTGCTCGACTACGACCCCGGCCCCGACTACGAGCCTGACGTGCCCGACCACATCGAGATGGCCGAACTGCACCTCACTGACCCGTGCCCCGAGTGCGGCAGCCGGGGTGCCTGCGGCTACGACGAGCAGGGCCGACCGATGATCCACACGACCCAGGGTGACGACGATGCGACGCTTTGAACTGCACCGAGACGAGGACGTGTCCGGCGTGTCCGGCACGGGCGTGGTCGCTGAGGGCGTCGCGTTCAGCGATGGCGGCCCGGTGGCTCTCCGCTGGACGTCTGAGTGGCCCACCTCGGTGGTGTTCCACGACCGAGGTGTCGAGTCGCTGGAAGCGGTGCACGGTCACAACGGACGAACCCGCATCGTCTGGCTGGACCCCGACGAGGAAGCCGAGTTCTACACCGTGGACTGGGAGGACACGGTCGACCACTCCCGCCTGTCCGACCTGTGGGAGTGACGACGTCGCCGTGCGATTGGCTGGGTGCAGGGGCCAGCAGTGGGAGCTGGACGTTGACCCGTGGCACTTTCCCCGACGACGCTCCTGGCTCCCTTCCTGACCGTCTGCGTCAGATCGCCGACGACCTCATGTACGGCCGCACCGCGTCGACGCATTCGGAGGCGTGTTGGCAGTGGCACGAATCGTGTGCGTTGCATCGAGCCGCGGACCTGTTGTCGGGTGACGGGGAGGAGCCATGAAACGACCGAGATCAGAGACGCTTCCGCCGCTGCCACCGCGCAGCGACGACGTCCACGAACTCTGCAACAACCGTGCGGTGACGACGTGCTGCGGCGCCTACGTCACCTTCCATGACACCACGCTCTGCTGCAAGCAGTGCTGGCGGGAGATCGCCTGATCCCCGCCCGACCAACAGAAAGGCAATGCCCATGACCACGACCTACACCACAGGGGTCGCACGATGACGAAGGCCCAGGAGTACCAGCGGTCCGAGGATCAGTACCTCGACCTCGTCGACTACATCACCAACCACCCGAACACCGAGATCACGATTGGCTCCTACCTGGCCTGGCCGCACCGCAGCCGGGACATCGACTGGGGCGCATCGAGCGACGAGCGGGTCGCGCAGCGCGTCGGCTCCCGCTTGGGGCACCTCGCCTCGGCAGTGCTGCTTCCGCAGCAGCCCGACAAGGCCGCACCGTCACGCAACACGGTGTGGCTCCAGGAGCTGCTGCGTGCCGGTGGGGCCTTCTACCGGGTGAAGCGGGGCACCTACATCCTCGACACCGCAGCGGCATGGAAGCGCACAGTCGCCGGGGTCGTGCTGCACGACAACCGCTGGGCGCACCACCCGCCCGCCAGCGTCAGGAACGCGATGCCGGTGCGCTCCGCCAAGACGGAGCCCGCCCGCAAGCCGATCGTGCAGTTCGAGCACCGGGTCGTCGAGGACGACACCGAGCCGAAGGTTGTCCGCGAGGTCACCACTCCGGCCGCTCCACTCGCTCCGAGCTACGCGGTCGAGGCGGCGGGCGCCATGGTCGGTGACCAGATCGTGCTGCGGCGCACCGACACCGACGGCACGCAGGTCCTCCTGCTCGCCCAGGTGTCCTCGGTCATCCAGGCGGTGGCGACATGAGCGACAACCTGCCGGACCGCTACGGCGCCGTCGAACGCTCCGGCCAGCCCACCCCGACGGGAGCCCTGCTCGCCATCCGACAGGCGCTCGCCCTACTGGAGGACGAGGCCAAGGACATCGCTCTCGCTGGCGACTACGAGACCCTCGCACGGGGCTACGCCGAGCTGACCCTGCTCAAGCGCGACCTCACTTCAGTGCTCACCATCATCTCGGACCTCATCGTGGACACCGTCCCCGTGCAGGTCAACGAGAAGGGACGCGAGTACCGGGACCCGTTCTCCATCGAAGGGGTCGGCACGTTCGAGGTCGTGCGACGCGCGGCGACGCGTCGATGGGACTCCGAGGAGCTGGTTGGCCGCATCGTGCGAGGCGCGATCGTCGACGCCGAGACCGGCGAGGTGCCCGACCAGGACACCTTGTCCGCCATCCGCCGTGTCGTCGACGCCCTCACCGCCGCAGCACCGTTCACCCCGTCTATGGGGTGGCGCACCACGGCGCTCAAGGAGTTGGGCATCGACATCGACGACTACTGCGAGACGAAGCGCCCTGAGGGCCACTCACTGAAGCTGACGGGCGGCGAGAAGTGAACCCGATCGCCGAGCACCTCCTGCGCACCATCCCCACCGAGCCACCGAAGCGCATCTCACAGTGGGCCGCCGAGCTGGCCCCCGTGTTCGGCGTCAGCGAACCGACGGTGGTGGCGGTCATCAACCGCTACCTGGACAGGCGCTGGCTGATGAAGCGAGGCAACCAGCACAAGACAGCACCCCACACCCTGCGCCTCTCACAGCAGGGCTACACCGAGCGCGCTGCCCTGCTGCTCAACGACCGGAAGGCACAAGACTGATGACCATGACCACAGAACGGCCGTGCACTGACGAGGCACTGGCGAAGATCGACGAGTTCCTCGCCGACATCTCGCACCAGACGATCGTCACCCAGTCAGACGTCGCCGACTTCGCTCTGGACCTCCGGTTGATCCTGTCAACTGTCACACCGGAGCCGTACAATGACCTGTGATGAGGTTGATGTGCTGCCGGTCCTGACCAGCGAGGAAGCCGTCGAACTGGTTGCGGGGGAATGGATGCGCCACGGTGCCTGCACCTGGGCCTCCGCTCCCGACTTGGACGACGCCGCCGACGACGACATGCGGACACTCTGCGCCGTGTGCCCAGTGCGCGGACACTGCCTCGCCTACGGCCTGCTCGTCGACGCCCGCCACTACATCTACGGCGGGTTCGACTACTCCGAGCGCCGACGCCTCGACAACGGCCAGCGGTACTCGGTGTGCGCCGAGCCCACCTGTGGGCGGGGGTTCATCTGGACCCGCGTCGGCAACACCCAGCCACCCGGCGTGTGCGAGACGTGCAACAGCACCGAGCGCCTCGCCACTGCCTACACCTACGGAGGAACCACATGACGATCGAGTCCACAACCGAGACCTTGGACGCCGACTGGGGCCAGATCTCCTGGAACATCCCCTCACCCACCTTCCCGGGCGGGCTGATCTACGGCAAGCTCATCGAGGCTGCTCGCCTCATGGAGGGGGTCGAGAAGGGGGGCTACAACAGCGCCCAGAAGTTCAAGTTCCGCGGCATCGAGCAGCTCACCCAGGCGTGCGCCCCGATCTTCAAGGAGGTCGGCATCGTCGTCGTGCCGCAGATGCGCGTCGTGGCTGACGTCCCGCAGCCCGACAAGGGCCATCGAGTGATGATCGAGGCGTCCTACAGCTTCTACGCCGAGGACGGCTCCTACGTCACCGCCACCACGGTAGGTGAGGGGGTGGACGGTTATGACAAAGGTGGCAACAAGGCGATGTCCGCGGCGTTCAAGTACGCCCTGTTGCAGACCCTGTGCATCGGCGACCCGGAGGACGACAGCGACAGTCACTCGGAGCCCAAGCCTGCCCGCAAGGCGGCGAAGCCCGCAGCGAACAACGAGGTGTCGGCCGCCGACTGGGCCGCCTGGGAGACCAAGCGCGCCCAGCTCCTTGCCGACGACGCCCTGAAGGCACAGTTCGCTGAGTGGGTCGGAGGCCAGGACTTCAAGCCGGAGCGATCGATCAGTGCCGTGAACTTCGAGAAGCTGACCGGCATGGCCGATCTGCTGCTCAGCGCCGACGGGGCGCCGTTCGAGTGATCCGGGTACAGCTCGGGCAGCGTCGGCGGGCGCTGCTCCGAGACACCCTCGACGTCGGGGAGCCGAACCGCTACGTCCACGACGTGCTCTCGGTGACGGAACCGTCGATCATCGTGCCAGTGCGTCACGCCGCGGCCTTCGGGCACTGGCTGGGGCGCTGCCATGCACACTTCGGCCTCGGCTACCCGACGACGCTCATCGAGCTGCACACGAAGATCGCCACGAACCTCGCCGAGCTGCACTCCCACCCCGCCATGTGGGGCCACGGGATGCTCGGCCAGCCCCGCACCCTGCCGATCTCCTGCTGGGCCACCGGAGACCCCTACCCGCACCGCATGTACTCCCTGGAGCCTGTCGGTGAGGAGGGCTACCTGGTGTCCACGAAACTGCGGCTGGGCTCGACGATCGCCACCTCATGGCTGTTCGAGCCGATGCGCCACGGGCTTCCACGGCCAGCCACAGAGATGTTCCGTCCCTCGTTCGCCACCGCTGGAGGCATCGACCATGACCCTGCAACGCAAGACGCCGCTACGGCGCACGTCCGGGCTGTCATCCTCGGGGAAGCTCAAGCCGCGCTCGAAGAAGATGGAGGCGACGTACCGCCGTCGCCGTGAACTGGTCGCCGAGATGCTCGACAACTCGGCGGGCGACAACTGGTGCCAGGTCATCCTGCTCATCCAGCAGGTGGACCCCACGCACCGCTGCGGCCTGTACGTCGCTGACGTGCATGAGCTGCGCTCCCGCGGAAGGGGAGGGTCGATCCTCGACCGCATGAACTGCACGGCGATCTGCCGCCCATGCCATGAATGGGTGGGACGCAACCCCGCCCTCGCCGAGGAACTCGGGCTCCTGCTACCCGGCGAGTAGTCAGGCGATCCGGTCAGCCTCTCTGGCTGCCAGACGCTGACGCACCATCTCGGCGGGGTCGGCGACGATGACTTGCGAGGGGGACGTGATCGTCACTGGGCCACCGGCGGTCAGTTCCTTGAACGCTCCCGACGCTGCGTCGACCTGGTCGTCGTGCTTCGTGCGCTGGAAGCGGGTGTGCTCGTCGATGAACACCCCGTTCCAGGGTGCATCAGCGAGGATGACGAGCCGGTTCTGCTGGGCGGCGGCATAGAGGGCCGCACGCTGGGCCTTGTTGCCCTCCACGGGGATGCCCTTGAAGTCGTAGCCGATGAGCAGTCGGGAGTACGCCTGGGTCGTCGCCTTGCCCGCAGCAGCCTTCGCTTCCTCATAGCGGATCGCCACCGCCCTGCCGTCCCTCGCTGCGGTGCTGACGAGGAGATGCTCGACCCCAGCGGAGTCGACGCGCTCGCGCACCACGTCGAGGACCCAGACGTTGTTCGCCCCGTCGATCGCCATGAGCACGCCGACGGTCCAGTCACCCTTCCCCTTCGACGCAGCGGTGTCCCAGAACCTGACCTTGCGCCACCCCGCCGCCTCCGACGGGTAGGTGCGGGTCTGCCAGTTCTCCTTCGGGAACATGCCGCCAGTCTTCGGGATCGGGTTCTGCTGGTAGAGGGCGTCCCAGCCGGACGTGCCGATCATGGGGCGCAGTGCCTCGACGGGCCACACCTCCGGCCAGAGCGCCTCCCCCTCCTTGCGCCCCAGTTCGTCGGTCCAGTCGTCGGGCGCGTCCGCGGGCGCTTCGGCGATGGCGGGCAGCTTCAGGGTCTGCCATGGGTCGGGAAACTGCTGTGCGATCTCGCGTTCCATCTCCCCGGTGACGTAGGCGGCGAGGTCGTAGTCGGACCAGCGGGCCATCGTGAGGATCATCGTGCCGCCCGGCATGAGGCGGGTGCGCAGGGTGGTGTCGTACCACTCGCGCATCTTCTCGTTCGCTGCGGGGCTCGCCGCTTCCTCGGAGTTCTTGATCGGGTCGTCGATGACGATGAGGTCGAAGCCAAGGCCGGTGATCGAGCCACCTGCACCGACCGCCCGCAGACCCCCGCCACCCGTGGTCAGCCACTCGGTGGTGGACGAGGCGTCGTCGCGCACGGTGTGGCCGAACAGTTCCGGCCCCCACTCGGCGTAGAGGTCACGGGTGACACGCCCCCACTTCTTCGCGAAGTCCTCGTTGTAGGACACGATCAGCACGTTCTTGTCGGGGAACAGCCCGAGGAACCAGACGATGAAGTATTTGGAGGTCAGCTCCGACTTGCCCGCCCTCACGCTGACCTGGATGGACAAGAAGGTCTGTTCCTGGTTCGCGACGGCACGAACGAGGTGGTTGCTGATGTAGACGAGGTGTCGGTACGGCTTCCAGGTGCCGCCGGAGATGTACTCAGCCAGCCTCGCCGGTGACTTCACCTTCTCCAGTAGAGAGTTCTCCCTCTGGGAGAGGGTCGACGTCGATGATGTCGTCTCCTGCCCACTCGACTGCGGCATTGCGGGTCTCCTCGCTGGTGAACACGTCGCGCAGGGCGGCGATGGTGGTGGCGACCTCGATGGCCCCACCGTTGTGGCCGACGTGTCGTGTGGTGCGTGCCTCGACCCAACGGTCCGGGCGACGGTTCGTGAGCCAGAACTTCTGGGCGGTCACGTTGCCCTTGCGGGCCTTCTTGTGCAGCGCCTGCTCGACCTCGTCGTCGCGGAGGGCAAGAGCCATCTCGTACTCCCGCTGGAACGTCTGGTCGGCAGCCAGGGCCACATCCAGGTCATCCATGTAGCGCCCGAGGCGCGCCAGGGCGTGGGCGACGCCGCGCCCCTTCGCGATCTCCGCACACACCTCCGCCTTCTCCACGTCGGAGAGGCCGGAGACGGTCAGTAGAGAATCGTCCGTCTGGTCGAGATCGCCCATTCGATGATCGCCTCTCTGGTCCACAGCCACTGGCCGCTGATCTGGCCGACCGGGTCAGGGAGCACGTCAGTGGACTTCCAGCGCCACACCGTTGCCTTCTGCACGCCGAGCATGGCAGCGATCTCCTCGTAGGAGACGAGTTGCTGCAGGGCTTCGGTGATGTCGGTGGTCACGAACTCACTCCTCTGGCGGAGACCAGCAACGATCGTAGGCCATCGGCCTGCGCTTTGAGCACGTCCACGTACTTGTAGGACGACTTCGCCACCGCCTCCGACATGACATGGTCGAGGTGGGCGGCGGACACCTCGTCGTTGTTCATCACCGTCTTCGACGCCTCACCGACCGGCACGCCCATCGAACGCAGGGTGGCGTACTCGCGTGCCTCCAGGCGCTTGAACTCGTGCTCCTTGCGGGCAGCGTCGATGGCGATGGAGCGCAGGTTCGTGACCGCCTCGCCGAGTTCGGCGATGATCTCGTTGAGCCGCATCTCGGCCTCGGCAGGCGACCACGGGCGGTCGCTCACAGCTTGTCGGCCAACTGGTCGGCAGCAGCGGCGAGCGCGGCCACGGCGAGCCACGCCATGATCGGTGCAACCCACGCCCAGGGGGCGAACTCCCACGCCGCCACGGCCGCCGCCGAGATCCAGATGCCGAGGCACCAGGGGCAGTCGATGAGGTACAGCAGCTTGTTGCGCACCAGGGAGTCCTTGCGCATCAGGAACAGGTTGACCCGGTTGCGGGTGCCCTCAATGAGGGCGTCCTGACGGATGAACACGATGACCCGCCACACCGCCGCGACGGTGACGAGTAGCCAGAGGCCGGACAGGTTCTCCATCATCGCCCCGAACAAGAGCCGCAACCGGACGACTGGGGCACGACGATGACCTCGGTGTAGCTGTCGCCGTACTGGTTGGTCATCTCCGTCGACGAGCGGAAGATGTGCTTGCGCCCGTGAGTCTCGTAGTAGTCGACGCCCGAGAAGGTGGCGACGATGTTGACCCCGCCGCCGTCGAACGGGACGAGCACCTGCAGCTTCGAGCCCGCGTAGACGACGGTCGCCTTGGTCCACACGTCGTCGTTGTCGGCGGTGACGATGGCGTTCTCCAGGTTCATGCCGACTCCTCGCTCATGGCGACAGGGGGAGCGACGAGGTCGGTCTGCACCTTCTTGCCGCCCGCCTTGCGACTCGCATCTCGGGCCTTCTCGTTCTTGGTGGCGGTGCGCCCGGCGACGATCAGTTCGGCGCCCTGATACATCCAGTCGTCGAAATTCTGCACGTCGCCGACGAGGCTGGCGTAGCCGTTGCGCACGGCTGCTCGGGCGAGTGGGTCCTCAACCTCCCCGACCTCGCCTGGTGCGAGGTGTGGGACGAACTTCGTCTTGGCGATCACGACGACCATCGCGTACTCCATCTTCCTGTGGTTCTGCGGGAGAGTGTACCGCGTCACATGACCTACGTTGAGGACGCGAGCCCGCTCGACCTGACGCATCCGCCTGCGCTCCGACTCGGTCATGCCGCCCCACGTCCCGTGGTTGATCCCTGCACGCAGGGCGTAGGCGAGGCAGTGCAGGCGCACCGGGCAGATGTCGTGGCAGATCTGCTTGCCAACCTTGATGGCTTGCGCTGAGCCGGGGCCATTCGCCGTCCACGGGTACTTCGTTCCCACAGGGCCGCACGCCGCAGCCTCACGCCACTCCTCCGGCCCCCCGGAGCGGAAGTTGAAGTAGGGGACGTCAGCCTCGCGTGGCACTCACGGCCCCGTGTACGTGAGCCCACCAGAAGGCAGGGTGACGTTCATGTAGACGCAGGCGGCGTGGCGGAGGGGCTCACGGGTCATGCTGTCGATCTGGACGTACCCGCTGTAGAGCCCACCAGTGATCGCCGAGGTGACGGTGCAGGCAAGTCGGCCCTGGGCGTCGCCCGAAACCGAGACGTCTGACGCGTCGAGAATGTTCTCGACGAGGTACAGGTAGTGAGCCTCGGCGGTGGCCGCTGGGTCTGTTGCCGGGGTGCCGTTGAAGTTCCACCAGCCGTTGACCGCGATCTCCAGCTCGACCTGCCACTCGTCCCTGAAACCGGGGCCGCCGTAGGTGCCAGCAACACCTGGGCGGACACGGTTGTTGCGCCGACGAGGCGCAGGGTCAGTGAGCAGGTAGGTGTTCGTGCACTGCCATGCCGGTGTGTGCAGGCTGATGCCGCCGATGGTGGCGAGCCCGAAGTCAGGGCTCTCTAGGGGTAGTCGCACTCCTGGTCACCTCCGGCGGCGCTTGCGGCGGAGCTTACTGGCGGTCTCGCGGGCGGTCGGGTACGGCTTCTCGACGCCCTCCATGAGGAACACGTTGTCGCGTCGGGTGTCCATGTCCTCGCGCAGGTCACCCCGCAACGACTCCAGGACGCCGACGACCCTGTCGAACTCCTGACGGGTCGGCCCGCTGCCGCCGGTCGTGGCGACAACGCGCTGCACGGCTGGCGCTGTGCCGGGTGCCATGACCCCCGCCTTGGCGAGCACATTCGCGAGCCCCGACTGCTGGTAGAGCTGGGCTGCGCGGTTCGGCATCGTCAGGGGGATGACGACCTCCTTGCGGCCCTCCTCGCCGAGCCACGACAACGTGGGCTCGGTGATGATGCGGCCATACTTCGAGCCGATGATGCCGTTGCCGTTGAGGTCGCGGTTGAGGGCCGACTCCTGGACGTCGATCCGGTACACGCCGACCCCGATGCCCGCCTGGAGCTGCTGGCGGGCGCGGGCGAGTGCCGCCTGATCGACGAAGGGCACGATGGGCTTGTTGGCGGCCGCCACGAGAGCGGCGAGCTGCTGCTCGTCGGCTCCGGTGAGCGCAGCGATGATCGGCTGGATCGTCTTCTCGGAGGGCTCGCGAATGAAGGCAGCGAGCACCTCCTTCGGGATGCCCAGGTCGAACAGCGCCTCGACGCTCTTGGCGTCGGGGCTGGCGATGAAGGCTTCGAGGGCGGAGCGGGCCGGACCTTCGTCAACCGTGGCGACGATCTCGGTGACCCAGGGCTGCTCAAGGGCGGCCTGCAGCGCACCGATGTCGTCCTTGTACTCGGTGAGGAAGGCGTTGATGACCTGCTTGCCCGACGTGAAGCCGTTGAACAGGCCCTGCACGATCTGGTTGGCGACCTCCGGGGTTGCACCCGACTCCTCCAGGAGCCTCTGGTAGGCCGCCGCCTGCTCCCGGATCTTCTGGTTGTACTCCTCCTGGGTGGCGGCGTTGTTCGCCGTGTCGGCGGCGATGGTGGCGATCTGGGTGCGGTAGCGCTCCGTGATCTCCAGGGCCGCGTCGAACTCTGCCGAGTTGATCGGCGCAGCGAACGACGCCTCGGGAGCGATGACGTTGCCGTTCTCGTCCTTGGTCGGCAGGAAGCTGTCGACGATGGAGCGCAGCCCCTGCCGAAGTTCGCGCTCGGCGCGGGGCACGTCGGTCCGGCCCGCTTCGAGATCCGCGATGGTCTGCAGCGCGGAGACCTGCGCTTCGAGTGCCGTCTGTGCGTCGCGGGTCTTCTCGACGACCGAGTCGAGCGACGTCTGGCGCTCCTCCTCGATCTTCTTCAACTCGCGACGGATCAGCAGCTCAGCCGACGCGTCCTCGGAGATGGTCGAGTAGGCGCCCCGGAGGGCGTCCACGTTCCCCTGGAAGTTCTCCAGCAGGGACACTAGCTCCCGGAGCCGGGCGATCTCCGCCTCGGCGTCGATGCCGAGGTCCTGCTGGCGGTCAACGTCGAACTGGCCGTACTTGCCGAACTGCTCAACGAGGCTCGCCAGCTCGTCCTTCGCCGTGCGGGTCTGCTGCTCGATGTCGGCCAGGAAGTCGTCGCTCGCCCCACCGACCCCAGTGATCGCCTGGGCAAGGTCACGATAGGTGATACCAAGCTCGTCGGCCTGCCCGCGCACCTCGGCGAAGGCACCGGACGAGGAGTCCTCCAGCTCCGAGAGGAACTCCAGGGTCGCCCGAGCGGAGCTGCCCTGGGCCGCGTCGTAGATCGCCTTGAACGCCTGCACGTAGGAGTCCTGGGCCGCGTCCGCCGCTCGCGCCGCCGCCTCCACCTCGTTGCGCCGCGAGGTGAAGAAGGCGATGGCCGTCGTGATCGCCGCGACGGCCAGCCCGACACCGCCGGTGAGGAGGCCGGCGGTGAGGCCGCTGGCGGCGACGACCTGGGCGGTGGTCACGGCGATGGTGCCGATGCCGCCGATGGCGGCGGTGATGCTGGCGATCTTGCCGAGCGGGTCATCCGCGGTGAGCGCCGTGCCGATGCCGACTCCCGCCACGGCGCCACCAGCGATCGCCCCAGCCAGGGACAGGTAGTTGTCCTTGACGTTGGTCAGCACCGACGCCCGGTCGCGCTCAGCCTTGGTGAGGTCGCTGACCTGCCCGAGGTTGCCGCGGGCCGCTGCCTCGTTGCGTAGAAGGGCGGCGGTCTGGCCGTCGATGTTCTTCGAGACCGCCTGGGTCGTAGAGGCGACCTGCTCCTGGCCCTTGCCGAACCCGTTGACCGTGTCGGCGACCTTGACGATCCGCCCGGCAAACGTGCCGTACTGCTGGTTGACCCTACTCAGATCCTGGGCGTTGTTGCGTGCCGCCGCTCCAGTGTTCCGGAGGTCGTCTGAGATGGATGCGAGGCCGCCCTGCAGGACCTTCGGCGCCAAGGCGATGCCTTGGATCGTCCGCTGCACCGTCTGGAAGCCGGTGACGAACATCTTGACGATCTTGCCGATGAACAGCACCTCGACCAGCAGCACGGCGGCACCAAGGGCGGAGCCGAGCGGGTCGGTGAACAGGCGACGGAACAGCTCCGGCGGGAAGGCTGCCGACAGGGCAAGGGTGAGGCCGTCGACGGTTGCCTTGCGGACCGCCTCAGCAACCACATCACCTGAGCCCTCGATCTCGTCTGAGCCGAGGCCGATGAGTTCGCCGAAGAAGTCGATGATCTGTTGACCGGCGTCGGAGTCCCGTAGGCCCTCGATGAGGCCAGTCACGAGCCCACCGGCGGCGGACGCGATCGTGGCGGCCAGGGCGGCTAGAGCGGCAGCGACGGTGGTGAGGAACTCCTTGGAGCCGATGAACCGGCCGACGGTGCGGCCGATCGTGCGGAAGAAGTTGAAGATGCCCGCTGCCGCGGTAGCTGCAACCGTGGCCCAGTCGATGCCGGAGAAGAACCCAGCGATCGTCTCGCCGATCGTCGAGAAGATGTCGCCGATGAACCCGGTGATGCCCTCGAAGGCGACGACGACCGCTCCACGAAGCCCCTCGAACACGCCAAGGTCACTGATGACCCGGGACACGGCGGTGATGAAGTCGACGACGCGCTGGAAGCCTGCGGCGATGCGCTCGATGACGCCGCCGACGATCTCTCCGACCTTCGTGAGGGCGTTCGTGAACCCGGCTGAGCCGACAAAGGCGACGACCGACTCTAGGACCCCCTGCAACCCCTCCAGGGCCTTGCCTGCCGAGTCCTTGATGACCCCGGCGAACGCCTCCAGGGCTGGCATCGCCGCACGCAGAACCGTCAGTGCGACTTCCTTGACCCCCTCGACGAGTCCATCGACTAGGCGGCGGAATGGCTCGGACTTCTGGTAGAGGATGACGAACCCGGCGGCGAGGGCGCCGATGGCGATGGCGGCGATGCCGAACGGTGAGGCGAACCCCGCCGCCACAGTTGCGACGGTGCGCAGGCCGGTGAGCGCCACCTTGGCGGCGTTGATGCCCTTGATGGCGACGACAAGTGCCCCGACGCCAGCAGCGGCGCCCAGCACTGCCTTGCGGAACGTCTCGAACGATGGGTCAGTCGCCACCCGCTTGATGAACGACACGGCCTCCTTGAAGCCGTCGATGATCGCCTTGACGACCTTCGGCACGGCGTCGATCAGGTTCAGGAAGAAGCCGAGCAGCCCCTCCTTCTCGACGTTGGGGTCCAGCTCCTGCCACTCGATGAAACGCTTGCGGATGTCGGAGTCGATGAGCAGGGTGATGAAGAAGCCGACGACCTCAGCGGCACGCTCCACCTGGGCGCGGACGCGCTGGAAGACCTCGCCGATCTTGCCGAGTGGACCCTCCGCCGCCTTCGCCCCCCCCTCACGGATGCGGTCGAACAGGCGGCCCAGCGCCTGACGCAGTGGCTCCGACTGGCCCAGCACGAATCCGATGGCCGCACCGACAGCGGAGAGGGCCAGGATGACGGCACCGAGCGGGGAGGCGAACGACGACAGGAGGATGCCGGTCAGCCGCAGAACCTCCAGCCCACCCTTCGCCGCGAGCACTGCTGTGAGGGCTGCCGCAACCCCGAGTAGGGCCGTGCGCAGACCACCGAACGCCTTGTCATTGACGAGGGCGCCGATGCCGTCAGAGACAGCGGTGATGATCTTTCCGAGCGGCTTGTCGACGACAGCGAACACCTTGATGAACGCCGTCTCGATGGTGGAGATGAAGGCATCAAGCGATGCCTTCAGGCCCTGGTTCTGGGCCTTCGCCAGCTTCTCGGTGAGCCCACCGGCCGATTCGATCTCCGCAACGAGGTTAGCGAGTTCGTCTTCCTGGGTGTTGAAGAAGATCTGCGCTGCACGGATGGCGTCGGAGCCGAAGATGGTCCGCATATCCTCGGCCCGCTGCTTGGGGTCGAGGGTCCTGAAGGCGACCTTGATGAGATCAATCGTCTCAGCAAACGTGCGGGCCTCGCCGTTGGCGCGGAACAAGAAGTTGCCACCGCCGAACGACTTGCCGGTACCCGCCAGCGCCCTGTCGGCAGAGAGCACGAGATCCTCGATCATCCCCTTGGTCTTGTCCGACAGGCCCGACAGCGATGAGATGAAGGTCTTCAGCGACGTACCCGCGTCAGACCCTCGCAGGGCGTTCCGGGAGAACAATGCCAACGACGCGTTGAGGTTGTTCATGATCTCCAGCGGCCGCTCAGCACCGGCGAACGCGTTGCGGAACACCAGCAGCGACTGCGACTGCGCCTGCCGCAACTCATCGAACGTGGCGCCGCCGGAGTTCTTCAGCGCCGCAGAGAAGCCGTCGACAACAGCGGTCGCATCGGAGCCCTCCAGCTTGAGGGCGTTGAGAGTTGAGCCGATGGTGCGGGCAGACTCGGCGAAATCGATCCCGGCGAACCGGGCGAGGAGCAGCGACCCCCTCGCCGCGCCCATCGAGTCCTCCAGGTCGAGGCCAGTCTTCGCGAGCGCCGTGATGGCCGAGGCGGCATCTGCCGCAGAAACTCCCGGGAGCGCGATGTCGTTGCCGAGATCGAGAGATGTTTGACGGATCTGCTCCAGGAGCCCTGGCGTATCACCGAGTTCATCGTTCAGGGCGGCGAACACCCGGAGGTTGGCCTCGAAGCCAGAGGCCGCCTCAGTGAGCTGACGGAGACCCAATGCCCCGCCGACCGCTCCGGCGCCGAACAGTCCGCCGCGCAGGAGGTTGCCAGCGGCAGACTGCCCCGTGACGGCACCGATCACACCACCCTGATTGACCTGGGCCTGCACCGCGGCAGCAGCACCCTGCTGACGGCGGACGTCGGCGATGGACTGCTGAGCAAACCGCTCCTGCTGTGCCCGTCGTTCCTGGAGGCCCTGACGGTTCGCTGCGGTGACCTGATCCTCGCCACGCTTGGTGGCGGAGACAATTGCTGAATACGCGGCAGAGACGACCGACGACGTGCCGGAGGCAAGCCCCTGATACAGGGAGCGGGTGGCGAGCAGCCCGGCCTGCACGAGGGCGGTGCGGCGCTGCTGGAAGCCCTTCTCGGCGACGAGGTTCGACTGGAGCGACGCGTTGAAGGCCGCGTTCTCCTGGGCGAGCGCTGACTTCTGCTGAGTGAGACTGGAGCGCAGTGACGCTGCTCGCTCCTGCTCGCGCTGACGGTCGAGGGCCTTCTGTTCCTGGAACGAGACCCGCGCCTGGTCCTTTGCCGCCTGGGCCTGCAGGCGTTCCTGCTGCTTCGCGATGCCGCGGAACTGCTGTGCCGTCTGCTCGATGACGGCAAACTCCGTGCGCGCCTTGCCGAGTGACGCCGAGATGATGTTCGACAGCGAGGCGAAGTTCTGCTCCATGCCGTCGACGGCGGCATTGATCTTGCGGATGGATGCGGCGAACGCGTCGGCGTCAGTGGCCGAGCGATCGAACGTGTTGTCCGTCCCTGCGGCCATGCGGCGAGCAGATGCAGCAGCCCGATCGAAAGCGTCACCGACCCCACCGACAGCATCACTGGTGGCGCGCGCCTGGGACGCCGTCCTGCCAAGGCCCTCGTCCATCCCCCCGACGGAACGGCCCACCTGCTGGGCGGCAGCGAGCACTTCCTTGGCGAGATTCTCGTACTGCCGGGAGATCTCACGGATGGCGCGGTCGCGCTCGCCCTTGGTCTTGGCGCCGGTCAGGGCCTTGGTGAGGTCCTCCGCCATCGAGCCGAAGGACTTGTTGGCGGCACCAGCGATGCTGGACCCGAAGTTCTTGCCGAACTGCTCCGCCTGATTGACGGCGGTGCGCAGCGTTGCGGGGTCGATGCCGACAGCGATGAGTGCGTCGACGTTGACGACGAAGTCGTCACCTACCTGCTGCGCCATGGCGACAGGTTAGGAGGGATCGAGTGATTCTGCTCCAGGGTCCGGCTCCGGCGGGGGACCGAACCCTCCGGCGGCGGCGAGCATCTCGTTCATGTCGTCGAGCGCCTTGCGCGACACCGGGATCGGGGCGCCCTGAGCGTCAGTGATCGTCGTCGACTCGCCGGAGGTGGAGTCCTCCAGCTTCTCGCGAATCTCACCCCATTCGTGGGGCGCGAAGTGTGAGAGGAACCATGACTCCGCCACGGAGACCATCTGGCGCACCGTCAGCTCGAACGGGTCGATGCCGCGGCGCAGCAGGTCACCCTCGATCTGTGTCCAGTAGACCCGGAGGACCGGGAACCACGTCAGGAATCGGCGTTTCCCACGGACTCCTGGGACTTCTCGTTGAAGAACGTGGAGAGCATCGCCAGCTCTGACGGCGTGACGTTCTCGTCGGCGAGGATGGCCTCACGGAACTCCTCGCGCTCGTCCTCGACGAGGTACGCGACGATGGCGTCCAGGGCGGAGTCGAGGGTGACCTCACCGGAGATGGTCTCGACAAGCTTGCCGAACGGCACGGCGTTGCGGGCGTGCCACTCGCGGCCGAGGTACCGGAACGGGTAGGTCTCCTTGGCCCGCTCGCGCCCGGCGGCAGCCATGGCGTCGAGGTCGGGCATATCTCCAGAGGTGGTGATCTTCGCGTCGGTCATGCGCGCATCGTACCGTGACACTGGATCAGGCGCGCCGCCCCTGCCGGAGTGCTTGTCGGATCGCACGGTACGGGATCGTCTCGCTGTCCTTCTTGGGCAACTGTGAGACCGGCACCGGGCGCACGACGGCATCGTGGAGCTGGATCGTGCGGCCCGTAGAGACGAACTCGACGCCATTCGTGCCCTTCGGAAACATGAGCACCGGCTTGCCCGTGCGGAAGGACGTGAAGTTCTTGGGCTCGATCACTGACGGAGTGTCGAAGCCCTTGATGAGCATGGCCGCCTTCGGGTGGTCGTTCACGAGCGATGCTCCCCGCTCCGGGTCAGATGAGACCGTGTAGAACCAGCGGTCATTGAGATGTGGAGCCCCCGGGATGGGACGACGACGCTCGTCGCGGGCGTACGCATTCGGGTACTGGCGATCCGTGATGTTCTGGGCGATGTCGACAGCGACCCGCATCTGGCGGGAGATGAACGCCTTGGCGTTGCGGTACGCGCCCCTGCGCACCGCCCGAGTGGCCTCACCCTTCAGGTACGCATCGAGGGGGAGGATGAACTCCTTGTCGAGGTTGAACTCGACCTCGGTCTTGCCGCTCACGGTGCCAGCCACTCGATGTTCATGGCGACCGTCGCCTGACCGCCACCGGAGTCCTCGAAGGTGGCGTTCGAGATCGAGATGTCCTGGCCGGGGTCCACAGTGGCGAGCAGGTTCCCGGCGCTGATCGCGTCGCGCACGGCGCACAGGACGCACCAGCCGATCGACAGCACGAACTTCGACGCCCGGTCGTAGGTGTCCGAGTCAGGGATGTAGACGTGCTCACCCTCCATCTCCGCCAACGGGTAGCCGTCGAAGATGACGGCGACGACCGCGGACACCTTGAGGCGGGTGAGCTGCATCAGCGGTGCAGCCTTGCCCTGACGGCGCTCCAGCTTCACGGGGCCGGGGATGACGAGGACGTGGTTACCGGGGCCGACCGCCACAGGGTCGAGCACCACACCCTTCGACAGGTCACGGCCGCATGGCAGGTCACCGACCGCTTCGACGACCGCCGCATGGGCGATGTCGCGCAGGGTGGCGAGGTCGTTGTAGAGCCCTGGACATGCCGCCTCGACGGCATCGGCGCACTCGGAGACGTCGGGGATCATGGCGTCACACTACCGGCCCGGCGCGCAACGACCCCCGCCGAAGCGAGGGCCGTTGCGTTGTCGGGAGAGCCGGGTCAGGCGTTGTAGCCGCCGCCGAGGACGCCGTAGGTGCCAGCGTTCGAGACCGTCGGCAGGGCCGAGGTGAACATCTGGGCGTACGGGGTGTCCTCGGGGAGGGTCGTCGCACCGATCCAGTCGGACGTCGCACCCGTCGACCACGCCGGGTTCGGGGTGGAGTAGCCGCTCATCCGGGCGACAGCGATGTCGTTCTCGAAGTTGCGGTCCGACGGGACGAAGAACGCCCTGGGGAAGATGTGACGCACGTACTGCGGCGTGCCCTCAGCGAGCGAGGAGCAGGTGCCGGAGTTGTAGGCGGCCTTCGTGAAGACCTCCAGGGACACACCGTTCGGGCAGGTGGTGTCGTTGCCAGGGGAGGCGAAGCCGATCACCTTGTTCCGCCACGAGGCCGGGGCGTTGGAGTTGTCGGCGAGGATCAGCGTGCCGCCCGTGAGCAGCTCCAGCAGCTCGTAGTCGAAGGTGGCAAGCTCCATGGTCAGCGTGTACCGCTTGACCTTGTCGCAACCCTCCTCGGCCTGCCATGCGATGGTGCCACAGCCGTTCTTCTGCTCGAACTTGGTGGCCTCCTCCGTATCCGGGGTGGCCTGGACCGAGGCGAGACCGGCGGTCACGACCTGGTTGTTCGAGCCCGACTGGGGGACGCAGCTCGCATCGAGGCGGGACACACGCAGGATGCACGCCTGGAGCTGACCCGGGGTGGCGACGAGGTTGGTTGCCATGTGACCGTTCTCCTGTTGTTCAGAACTACCGACAGTTGAGGCGGTCCAGGTCGATCAATCAACCGTTTCGGTCGAGGACGTGCAAGGCCGGTGACGTGTCAGGCGAATAGATGGCCGTGGCGGGCTCGGCGTGCGGGTTGTGCAGGGCCATGAAGCGGTTGACCGACTCCAGGTAGGAACCGAGTTCGCGGATGAGCTGGTTGCGGTCCTGGAGGGTCAGTGAGACGCCCGACGCCCTGGTCGAGGTGACGTTCGGGGGAAGTCGCCGGTTGCCGGTGTCAGGCTGGGCGAGCTTGAGCAGCTCGACGGCCGTGTCGATCGCTGCGCGCTTCGTGACCGCGTCGACGTGGGAGCCGTACTCGTAGCGAACGGCGAACGTCCCGACCTCGCTCAGGCCCTTCGTCAGGTCCTGCCAAGCGGGCCACGCTTCGCCGTCGGTGCGGATCAGCTTGTTGCGGTCCATCAACCGATAGCTGCCGGGCGGGACCATGGCTCCGTCGACCATGACCCAGAGGACCCGGTGCACGGGTTCAGCCAGCCTCACGAACGGCAGTTCCTGGCAACTCGTCAGACTGGAGCGCACGGCCGGGCGGACGGTGGCGGCGCGGATGCCGAACACACGGCCGCCCGACATGCGGTAGATGATGACGTTCGCCTCCGCGACCGCCTCCTCGACAGCGCTCAGCGACGCGTTCTCGATGCAGTCACCGGACACCGGGAGGTCCTCGGCGCAGATCAGCTCGGGGTAGTCGCTCAGCATGGGACCAGCGTAGCGGCGGCGATGTGAGCACTCATCAGGACACTTCGGCGACGTCGGCGTAGACGTGCAGGGCGGTGTGGCCCACGGCGACGATCTCCACTGTGAGCTGGGTCCTGGTGGTCCACGAGCGATCGCCGATACCCTCGAAGTCGACCAACCCGTTCGCGCTGCCCGTCAAGGTCCATGTGGTCGTGCCGTCCGACACGGTGACCGTCGAGGTCCCCGTGGACCCCTCGCCAATCAGTCGTAGCGACGTGACAAGGCCAATGAACAGGCACGGAGCCGTGGATGTCCCAGGCGATGGACTGGGAGCAGATGCGATGCAGTGCGCTGGGGAGGAGGCTGTCGGCGTCGACACCGACATGCGGGCGAGAGTGTGGTGCGCCGTCTTGCCGGAGGTTGGGGATGCCGAGGCGGCAAGGCCGCTGATCGTTCCCGGGGCTCCGCGCTTCAACGCTCTCTCGATCGCCTGGATCTCCTCGGTGACCGGGTCCCCGACCTCGACAGCGAACGATGCAATGCCGTCCTCGTCGCTTGTGACGGTGATCGCCTGCACCAACTGCGGCGAGGTCGTCCCCTCGTCATCGATGGGGACGTTGATGGTGTCGAACACACCGAAGGCGATGAAGGGCAGGTCGGTCGCCTCGTTGAGCGGGATGTACTCGAACGACGCCGTGCGCCTCTCCTGTCCGTACAACGACAGGACCCGGTTCGCTATCGCTGCCGCAGTGGCCCTGGAGTTGATCTGCTCCATGCGGAACGTGCCCCACGAGTCGCCGGAACCGACTACGAACCAGCCGTCGGCGTCGCGGGCGGCGAGCTTCGTGAACTGCGCCTCGGTGACCTCCCAGGACAGGTCGACGACGTTGACTGCCCCTGGTGCGGCAACACCGGCATCCGAGGTGCCGGTGATGAGCTGAAGTGGCGACACCGAGCCCAGGGTGCCCTTCTTGTACGGCGACAGGGTCTTGCCGTCGACGGCGACGACCACGTCGATCCACACCTCGGTCATAGCCTCGATGACGTCGAGGAGTGTGTCGGTGTAGATCTTGAACGTGAGTTCTCCAACGGCCGCTTCCGGGGCGTACGACGCACCAGTCGAGTCGGTGGTGTCAGTGCCCCCGACCGTCCATGTGGTGTCGATCAGGTTCGACTCCTGCGTCAGACGGAGGATCTGGCCGATCGACATCGTCGGTTCAGACGACGGATAGCCGAGCACGCGCATCGAATCGGAGCTGGACCTGTGGATCGGCCCTTCTGGTGAATTGAGACGCATCGACCAGATGAGCCCGCCCGGGTTGCCGCCCGGGGGGCCGTCATCTTCGGCGTTGAGGACAAGGAAGCCGAGGGTGAGGAAACCGGCGGTCGTCTCGAACTCGTAGGTCTGCTTCTTGCGGAAGTCGCCCCCCTCCTGCATCTTCTTGCCGTTGACGTAGAGCTGGCCGTAGTTGTCAGCCGACCAGTCCAGGACCTTCTTCCCGGCGTCAACGAGGAATGTCTCATAGAAGTAGCAGTTGCCAGGCAGGGCGTTCTCGTCGAGGTCGTAGCCGGAGATCGCCCCGTTCGCGGCCCACAGGTACTTCGCGTCGCCATCCGACCAACCGGCAGGCTGGCCCGTGTAGAACGGCGACGCCCAACCCTGTGTAGCGATCTCGACCGCGTCGGCCCACGGCGAGGACAGCACGTTCGTGGAGTACTCGCCTGATGCCCAGTTCCAGATGCGTTCGTCCATGGTTGGCACCACGTCACACTGGAGGGTGGAGAGCTGAACGACGGCACCGTCCCAGTCGCCGAGCAGGCCGACGCACTCGTAGGTCGTGACTTCTTGGCCCTCGTCGTTGACGGAGATGAGCGTCGCGTCGTGACTCTTGATGCGTGCCGCCAGACGCGGCACCCCGTTGACGAGGAACTGAACAACGGCACCGTCGTCGACCGTGGCGGCGACAGGGTCGCGAGTGGCGAGACTGAACTCCCCGGACCCGGGCTTGTTGCGCTCGACCTGGAAGCTGACGTCGAACGCGCTGGTGAGCGTGGCGGTGGTGGAGGTGTTCGCCTCGTTGCGTAGCCGGACGCTCAGGGTCGCCATAGGGAACAGGCTATGTCAGTCGGCGAGACCGGCCTCGTTACGGAGGCGCCGGACCTCTGCTCGTAGCGAGGCGATCTCGGCGCGCAGCTTCTCCAGCTCGGCCCGGTGATCTCTCAGCTCCTTCTCGCGCTCAGCCTCCAGGCGCGACTTCTCTGCTTCCAGGCGCTCGATGATGCGCTCCAGGCGCTCGATGATCCGCTCCGCCGAGGATGTGATGAGTTCGGTGGTCTCCGCCTCCTTGCGGCGCCGATCGGCCCACAGGGTGGCAATGGTGGCAAGACCGCCCCCCCCGAGGAAGGCGATGACGGCAGCGGTGATGGGCTCCATTCAGTCCAGCTCCCCGTCGTACTTCTCGATGGCCCGCCGGTCCGTCTCGCGAATCTTGTCCGCCATCCGTACCGACATCCGTGCTGGGAGCACCCACACGATCGGGATGGTGAGGAGCTGAAACCCTCGCATCACATCGGACCAGGCCCCGGGACTCACGGTAGAGAACAACAGAACACAGTTGGCGACGAGGTAGATGACTGACAGCACCGATGTCGCGGCGCGCATCTTCACGCCTTCAACTATGCCGCGCAGGGTGGCGTCGATGTTCCACCAGATCGCCCAACCCCACAACGGCAGCGTCAGGGCGGTGAGCCACCAGTATGACGGCTCGATGTTGGGGTTGATAGCTGACAGCACATCGCCATCCTGGCCCCTCCACGGCGATTGAGCGAGGCTCAACTCAGGTGCACGCGCCCGTCGCGGTAAATGCCACCGCCGCACTCGGCTTCGATCAGGATCTCGTCCACCGTCAACACACCCGTCTGGGCGTCCACGATGAGGCGCACCTCATCGGCGGGGAACGGAGTGTCGGCCACCCACCGGACACGCTGGGTGGCGGGGATGGAGGCCCCAGTGACCCCAATGCCGGAACCGCGGAACCAGTCAGCACCGACAGACGGGGTCCACCCGGTGTCACCCGATGAGTCCATCGCGTCGACCGACAACGTCTGGATCAGCGTTCCTGAGGCATCGCGCATCTCGAACCACTCGATGTCGCCGTCCAAGCCCCCCGCAGATCGGCCACCGGCGTTGCGGTTGTTCCCGAGCCACAGTGGTGCCGACCCCGGGTGGATGGTGGTCATGCCGGTGACGTTGTCCGTCTCCACCAGCGCGCCCGTCACGTCGTACCAGCGCATCCGGTTCGTGTTGTCGTAGGTGACGCGCAGGTCAGCCCACTCCCCGTCGACCACACCGACCAGCGACTGGGCGCACGTACCGACGAACTCGAAGTCGCTGCCGCGGTGCACCATGAAGTAGAACTCGCTGCCGGTCACCGCCCAGATCCACGACCCGGTTCCTGCACCCGAGTAGCGGGCGGCGATGGTGCGGCGATCGCTGGCGGCAGCATCCCAGTCCGCAAGTCGCACACGGGCACGCAGGTCGATACCGCCGACACGCAGATCTGCGCGATCCGGGGTTGAGATGCCGTTCACCGTCGCGGCACCGCTGGTGGGACTCAGGTAGTCGGTGCGCCAGCCACCGATCTTGTTGAAGTAGAACGCGTCGACCCCTGACGAGCGGTACTGACCGACCCCCCCGTCCCAGCCTGACCATGTGCCTGATGCGTCCGACGTGGCACCGGAGATGGGGGCGGTGAGGTTGCCTGGCTGGCAGACGACGGTCTGGATCTGCCCGTCGGCAGTGAACTCGTCGGTCGCTGTGACTTCGACCTCGATCGCTTTGATCTTCGCGCCCGTGGTCGGCCAGTCGACCGGTGTGTCGACGGTTCCGAACGAGTCGAGCACACCCGAGCTGTACACCACGGCGCCATCGCTGCCCTGGGGGACGTCTGTCCCGGGGTCGAAAGTGACGGTCGTGCAGCGGGCGAGCGACGCCATCAGCCCACCAGTCGGACGAGGGCGCCGATCACTGCGGCGGGTCCGACAGCGTAGAGCCAGCTCGTGAGGCAGGCGGCCAGCAGCAGGGCTGCGAAGTCGCTGGAGGTCACGAGACCGCGATCCCGTAGTGCGATGCGACCCAGGAGTGGAGGGCGGTGCGATCTCCACTGCTGAGCGGTGCCGTGGTGACCAACAGGAACGCGATGGCGCCGTCGAGGTAGGCGGTGGCGGTGCCGTTGAACTTGAGAGCACCCAAAGCAAACGAGTCGCGGAACGACACGCCAGAGAACCATCGGCCGTTGCTGGTGCCAGACAGAACCGTGATCGACTCTCCAGCACCGTTCACCTTGAGAGCGTGAGCGGAGCCGCTGCTCGACCACTCCAGCAGGTAGGGCGTGGCGGTGGAGAGGGTCGTGGTGTTGCCGCGGATGTGAGGCTGCAAACTCGTCTGGGCAGCTTCGAGCGAGATTCGACCGGTTCCGCCACTAGCCGACGTAGATGACGTGCCGAGCAGGTAATAGGACGCTGAGGCTTCGTCGCCGCTGGACCACACGCCGCGGCTCCCTGACGTGGTGTCGACCAGCACCACGGCGACGACTGCGCCGGATGCCGCAGTGCTCAGTGGGTTGGACGCGTACAAGACATCGTTGCTGCCGTCGAAGTCGACCGCGGGGCGGCCGCCGATGTGTGCTGAGCGGTAGGTGGGGCGGGCGGTGAGCGAGTTGGCGATCGACACGCCGCCGATGCGGTCGGTCCACGTGCTGACCGGGTCGCCGTCAGCGAGCGACAGGTCGCCTGCCCACCACACTGCAGCGGTCGACGCGACGGCGGGAGGTGTCCGTGGGGTGACGGTCCCGAGCAGCGCCGGGTCGCCGATGGTGAGTGTCCTCACGGCTGTGCTGCCGCTGCTGCGACCGCTGCTGCGTCGGTCGTGTCGACGAACGTGACAGTGGCGACGAGCGTCTTGCCGGACGCCAACGTGGTCGGCAGTGCGGCACCGACCGCGATCCAGGCGGGCCACGTCAGGGTGCGCGACGAGCCGCCCGCCGAGATGAAGAGCGTGACCTCGCGGCCCGCCGCCCGGTTCGACGTCGTGAACGTGATCGCCCCAGTCGCGGCGATGGTCTGGATCGTGCCGTGCACCGACGCCATGTCCAGGTTCACCGTGCCCGACGTGCCCAACCCGGTGCCGACGGTGCGGGTCGCTGGGGCTGCGCCGATGTCGTCGGCGCTGTCGGGGATCGTCGGCTTGCCCGACAGGTCCCCGTAATCCCCTGACGTCGCGACCGCGGCCAGCCCTGTCGTCACATCACTGGCGGTGTGCGTGTGCGCGGTTGGTGTGCGGGCGTCGGTGAGGCGGCTGTCGTCGTCGGTGACAACGCCTGTCGGTAGTCCGACCGTGATCGTTCGTGCAGCCATCAGGTCACCTGTCCGAGCCGAGGTCGGTGTCGCGTGCCATCAGCCCGAGAATGCGTCCCACAGCGACGCGACGACGAACTCCAACGCACCATCGTCGACCAGCGGGTCGGAGGTGCCGGTGCCGACGTTGCCGTTGTTCGCGCAGCCGATCGCGAAGTTCTGCGCCCACTCGTTCGGCAGGGCGAGCACCGTCGAAGCGAGCTTCACCCGGTCGGTGTGGTTCGCGGTCTGGTCCGATTCCGACGCCACGTTCTGCGCGGCCTTCGTCATCGCCTGGCGGACGCGACGGATGAACGCCGGGTCCTCTGCGTACTGGGCGGATTCGGCGAGGGTTGCCATCATGTTCTCCTGATCGTGGTGGTGTCGCGAGGGTCGACCGCGGTGAGCAGGTCGTCGGTGGGCAGGGGTGGTACAGGCAGACCGGTGAGCTGTTCGACCGACTCCACCTCACCCTCCGGTGTGTAGGTGGTGCGGGTGCCGGTCCCGTCGAGGTTGTCGACTGTCCGCTCGACCACGTTGCCGTTCGGGTGGCCTGAGTCGTACCCGCCCTGACCGTAGACCTCGTTGACTGCCATCACACACCCCTCATGTAGAACGACACCGGCAGCACCGTCTCATGGGTGACCGTCCCGGCAGGGTCGGGCAGCGTCGTGAACGTCAGCGAGCGGTTCCAACTCCGGCGAGGGCTGGTGACGTTGCCGCCCGCTGCCGCCTCGCTCAGCTGCATGGCGCCGACGAACGAGAACACACGCATCGCCATGTTCGACCCGCTGTTGTGGAAGAACGCGAACGCGTAGTTGGTGCCACCGGACAGGGTCACGGTCGGGTCGAGCGTCAACTCCTTGACCCCGAGCGCGGACCCGTCGAACGTTCCGGCGTCGCGGATCAGCGCCGCGGGCACACCGCCGGTCACGGCGTAGATGCCGATACGACCGAGGGAGCTGGCGGCGCCTGCGGTGGTGACCTCGACGCACAGCCGGTCGATGGTGACGTCGAACGGTGCCACGAACGGGCAGAACCACAGGTTGTTCGGCGTGAAGTTCTGTGCCGTTGATGCTTGGGTGAGCGAGTTGGAGATGTACCGGCCCGACGGCAGGGCGTTCTGACCGTGGTTGAGGATGCCACCCCTCGCCACCCCGAGGTCGGTGCGGACCTGGGCGACGGTGCGGTTCGTCCACGCCCCCGACTTGCGTTGCAGGAAGTCGTCGTTGCTGCCGCCAGGATCAGCGATCCCTGCTGCGGGGATGACGAGGTCGTCGAGCTTCTGGGCGATCTCCTGCACCGTGTCGTCCGACGTGGTGAGGTTGCCGTTGAACCCCGACGCATCGACAGCGATGTCCGCGGCGTTCGGCATGTCGTGGACGTGATCGGCCCGAGCCGCGTCCTCCGACACACCCGCTGCTGCGGTGCCGAGATCCTGCGGGGTGGCGTCGGACAGTGCGACACCACCATCCAACGTGGCTGGGGTCCACTTCTCGGCGGTGTCGTCCCAGGCGAGCACATCGTCCTGAGCGGGAGGGTCCGAGACGACGTCGACATCGGTCAGGTCAGCGAGCGCAGATGCACCACCGTCGGGGGTGACCCAACCCGACGGCCCCCACACCTGCGACGGGTTCCCGTCCAGCGTCGGCACCGACCCGACCGGCTGCCAGCCCGCCGTGTCCGAGTAGTCGTAGATCGACGCGACACCCGTGTCCAACACCGGGTCGAACGACGGTGCCTGCACCAGCGCATCGGCGACCACCAGGGTCGGCTGCGGGTCGAGCAGCGTCCACCCATCAGCGACCGACGCCTCGTACACGCCGTTCCCCGACGCGCGTCCCCAGACGAGCACGGCGGGCACGTCACCCGGCGCCGCGCCGTCCAGGTCGATGCTGTCGGTGTCATCCACGACCGCGACGTCGACGCGCAGGTTCGACCCGCCACCACCAGTGAGGGCGTCGAGGGCATCCTGTAGCCCGGTGATCGCTGAGATGGGGTGGGCGTCGGCAGCGTCACGGTTCGTTGTGTCGTTGTGGTCGCCACCACCCCCGCCCGTGACGTAGACCGTCGACGACGTCAGACGGGTGCGGACGCGGCTGGTGCCGCCGGGCCGGGAGACCCGCACCGTCGTCTCGCCGGGCAGGGTGCGGACGATGTACTCAGGCACGGGTCACGTCCGCCTCGAACGTGAAGTACCCCTTCACGAGCGTCTCGATGATCGAACCTTCGGTGTACTCGACATCGAAGAAGTACTGGTACCCGGGCACGGCCGTCGTCGTGTCTGACAGCCCCACGACGTACGCGCCTGACCCTGCGCCTATGTCATCGACGGCGATCGTGGCGTCGGCCCACTCGTCCCCGTCCTCGGAGCCCACACGGACCGTCACGGCAAACGCTCCGCCCGACAGATCGCGTGGCGTCCACACGGTCGCCTCAGTGATCTCGTCATCCGTCGTCTCCTCGGAGAGGAACGGGAAGGCGTAGGTGTCACCCCGAGTGAGCCCCTCGAAGGGCACCGGGTCCAGGCCGTAGTACGGGTCGCAGCTCACCACGACAGTGTGCCAGAACCGCAATGATGACGCAGCGGTCAGCTCCCAGGGCAGCCGGTACCAGCCCAATGTCGCTTCCCTCCGGTCTGGCTTGGGTTGCTGATGACGTACAAGGTCACCGCGTCCTGAACCCACGGGGGAGCGGACGATGCGGTCGGGTAGCCGGGGTACCCGGCCATGCGGCTGACGGTGGCCCATGAACCGTCCAGCCATTGATAGGCGCCACTGGCGCTCGACGACGGATTCTGGGCTCGGTAGCCGTTCGCATGAGGATATGGGCCACGGTCGGACTCATGGCGGCGGACGCAGACCAGGAACGGATGTAGCGACGGACCATGCTGTGCCCGGAGAGCGTCGACGACCTTGGCCTGGTCATCGGGAGACAGTGTGTGGAACATGGCGACCTGCTCCGGGGTGCAGGCGGCGAGGCCGATCAGCAGCGTGGTGGCGAGTAGCAGGATGATTCGGCGCACGGCAGCGACCTCCTCTGGACGCGCAACGGCCACCAGGGATGCTGGTGGCCGGAGCTGGTTATGTGACGACGATCGTAACAATCACGTCAACCGTGGTCCAGAACGGCAACAGCCGCCCCGAAGGACGGCCGCTACCGGATGTATCTACCAACCAGCGACGACCACTCTAGCAGAAGCCCGGACAGCAGACGACCCCCGGGGGTGGGTCCGGGGGTCGTCCTTGCGTGATCGCCCCGTGAGGCTACACTGCGTGCTGCACCAACAGCGGGCCTCACTGTATCAGAACGAGGCTGACGGTTCACCACCGTTGACGTCCCGGGTTAGAGCCGGATTCTTCCTCCGTGCTCGACGACAGGATCGGTGAAGGGACACCCGGACGATCGTGGTTGGTGACCACGCTGCCCAGATACGCAGCCCAGCTCGTCGAGAGATGCCCGGTAGTGCCGACGAGTAATTCCCGTCGGCCGCACGACGATGACCCCTACGGCTGATGCTCGATGGGTGAGACGCTGCGCCCCTGCTCCAGAAACGGGGCGGGGCGCTGTCTCCAACCCGCCAACTTCCACTCTCCGGGTGAGGATCAGGTCGGGAGGTGGCCCATGGCGATCCGCCCGCCGGGGTACTTCGCCCAGAACGCAGCGAAGGCTGCAGGGGACATCGCCCCGCCTACCTCTCCGGGCCGGAGCTGGGTGAACACGTTGGTGACGCCGAAGTCGATGACGGTGTGGCCGTCACAGATGACGAGGCGGATGCCGTAGGCGGGGTCGGTGATGAAGAAGCGCATGTCGGGTCCTTGGTGTGGCTTGCCGTTGAGGAAGGGGAGCTGCAGTGGGGGGGTCGGCAGAGGTGGGGTGCTGAACCAGGCGCTGGTGTCACCGCGATGCGCGTCGTTGACCGAGATGTGACCGTGCTGGGTGTGGGGGTTGTCGCCGCCGTAGGGCCGCCAGGCCCACACTCCGTTCTTCTCGGAGAAGATCTGCTTGTTGGAGATCAGGTAGCTGACCCTGTGCTCGATGCCGTTGCGCACGTTCTGGGCAACGACGCGCAGGCGCGCGTGGATGTCCATGCCTCGCTCCGGGTCATGGGTGATGTCCAGCGCATCAACCCAGTCCGTCGCTCCTTCCTCGTCGGGGTTGTGATCGGAGCGTCTGGCGGCGTGCGCCCGGTCACCGATCGAGCCGTCGCTGCCACGCCGTCTGGTTGGGGCGATCCGGTCGGCCTCCGCCTCCAGCGCCACAAGGCAGGGGGCGAGCTTCCAGGTCCCGCCCGCCCAGCGGCCGGAGTGTGCAACCGTCATGCGTGCAGGCTACCGGGTGACCAGTTCGAGGTCGGCGAGGTCGGTGCTGAACAGGTGGGCGTTCATGGCCTTCCACTGCCGCCCCGGCTGCGTTGCCAGCGATGGTGGGAGTGGCTGCGTGCCGACCTTGCGAGACTCGACTGATGCATCGAGGTACCCGGAGCGATCCTGAAGCTCGCAGCCGTAGTCGACCAGGGCGTTCGCCCGTGCGGCGCAGTCCCCGCCGAGAGCGAGGTTGCGAGTGTGTGATGGCGACCCGGGCCGTAGGCGGAACCGACTACCGACACTCGGTCCGTCGGTGAGCGCCCCGTCCGCTCCAACGTAGTCGTGCAACACGAGGCGCTGCTCGTGGGGCTCCAGGTGCGACCATGGCGTCCAGACGTACTGATGGATGGGGCGACCCACCGCCGACGATGGACGGCCTTGGCGACACACTCCGTCCACCCACCGACCCCAGCCCAGGGCCTGGTTCGGGAAGGGGAGCTGCCTGGTCGGGGCGAACGGGTCGAGCTGGATCATCTCGTGCACCGAGCCATCCGGTGCGGCGATGATGCAGTGCCGGTCGAAGTACGGCGACGGGTATCCCGTCGTCCAGTACCAACCCGACACGGGGCGAGGGATGACCGTGGAGTTGCGCTCCCCGTACTCGGCCCAGCCCCAGGTCAGCGACCTCGTCGACGCGAGGCCGTTCTGCATGGGCTGGCCCGGTCCCACCCCCTTCGAGTTGGCGGTCCAGAGCTTGCTGGTGCGGTACGTCAGGCCCCTGAACGCCTCGGGCCAGTCGTAGGGGGCGGACTCCTCCACCCGGGAACGCGCCTTCGGTACCCGCACCTGTTCGGCGTTGGGCAGCGTGTAGGTGCTCCACCCGGTGATCGAGTGGAGGAAACGTTCCCAGGTGGAGATCGTCACGTCAGTCTTGGCGGTCGCCCAGGGAGGGAGTGCTGATCGGCAGGGCGTCGTAAGCGGTGCCAGCAGCACCAGCGAGGGACACGCCGAACAGGACTGTCGACCACACGTTCAGTGAGTCGAGGTTGAAGTCGCCGACCGCCACGGAGCCCGCGAAGTCGCTCTCGCGCAGCACGAAAGTCAGGGCGACGAACACGGCGTAGGAGAACACTGCCGTGCTCACCCGCTGCCACTGACCGGCCGAGGCCAGCTTGAAGATGTTGATGAGGTTGAGGCCGAAGGCGACCACAACCGCCACTGCGACGAACTGTTCCACAGGATTCTCCTAGGGGTAGGTGTTCAGGGATCAGGGCGTCGGGTCGAACTTCGCGACCTCGTCGGCGCGGAACTCGAACAGGCCCATGATCGTGGACTGGGCCTCGACGTCGTTCAGGTCTCGCTGGACCCACGAACGGGGCGACACGTCGGGCTCGATGAGTCGCACGGTCAGCGGGGCGGGCAGGACGTACACGTTGGCGTCGGCGGACTGCGGCACCAGCACGTTGCCGATCCTGGTGCGCCACACGTCACCGTCGCGCACCGCAGCATCTGCAGCGGCGGGGAACAGGGCCGTCGGGACCATGATGATCGACTCATAGGTCGCCAGTGCCTCGGCGTGGCCGACCAGTGCCGCACCTGTCACGGCGCCGGTCGGGTTTGACCCCGTCGCCAGCGTGTTCAGCGAGTTCGTCGTCACCCCCGAGACCGACCCGAGGATCAGCTCGTCATCGAGGATGTCGGGCAGCTTCGCGAGGTGCTCGGCGCGGGTGTTCGTCACCATCGCCTCCAGCGTGTCCGGCCCTGACGTGGTGCCGCACTGCGCCCTAATGATGGAGGAGAAGGCCCGGAACTCGTAGGGGCCACCCGAGGCAGTTGCCGAGAGGTCCCAGGCGCCCGAGGCGGGCGGGTCGCACGCCGTCAGGTCGATACCCGTCAGGCGCTCCACATCGAGTGCCACGGCGTCCACACCCGCCAACCAGCGGGTCGTGCCGTCGCCGTAGATCGTCACGTCCGCCACCTGCAGCAGCCCGTACGGGCGGGGGCGGTGCGACGGGAGGATACGAGACTCGAACATCCCGATGGTCATGGCAAGGCTCCTCGATCAGGTCTCACGTCAGGGTAGGACAGTCTCCGTGAACGACGAAGGGCGAGGACCCGGAGGTCCCCGCCCTCATCAGCCGTTCCCTCTGGAGGAGGATCAGACGGTGGCGTTGTCGCTGATGGCGGTCACACCGGCGGGCTGTGCGCCGTTCGCCAGGACCGTCACCTCGCCACGCCACACGGGCGCCCCACGGTTCACGAGGCCCTCGAAGGACTCCATGAACATCTGGAAGCGGTTGCGCTTCGTCAGCGCCGAGTCACGGAAGGACCCGTTAGGGCTCACACCGATGTTGATGCTGCCCAGGTCGAGGATGCCCAGGTTGCCCCGGACCGACAGGATGTACCAGGTCGTGTCCGGCCAGGCGTTGACCACACCGCCGCTCTGGACGCTCAGGTCGCCCGCAGCGGTCGGGTTGTCGAAGGTGAAGTGCGGCACCAGGCCGATGTCACCGAACCAGGAGGCGATGGTGGCGTCGACCACCACCTCGGGCACGCCCGAGTCGTTCGCCGCACGGATGACGTCCTCGCGGAGGGCGTTCTTGATCCAGCGGGGCAGCCAGATGTCGAGCACCGGGGTGTCGTCGAGACGCTCGTTCTCCCGGTACTGCGCAGCGATCTGGTCCATGCGGGACAGGATCGTGCGGGTCGCACCGTAGGTCGCCGAGGCGTGCACGGCGATGTCGGCGGTCGCCACCATCGCGTCGAGCAGGAGCTTGTCGGCGTAGCGGGCGAACTTCGACCCGAGCTGGTTCTGGTGTGCCGCCACCAGCTCCGGGAACGTGATCGCGTCCAGGTTGCGGATGTTCATGCAGCGGTAGACGCCGTAGACCTCGTAGTCGGTGGTCTCGCCGCACTCGAAGTCGTAGCAGTCGTTCTTCGACGCCGACGGGTTGTTGTCGTCGGAGCGGGTCCACTGCCCGAAGCCGTCACCATCGGGGATCAGGTCGTCGGAGAACCGGGGCGAGGCGTAGATCTTCACGCCGCCACGGGGGGCGTTGAACTTCGGCATCGAGCCGAAGACCGGCCGGGCCTCGGACGAGTAGAAGCCGACGCCGTAGTAGGGCTCCAGGGGAGCGCAGGCAGCGACGATCGCGTCGTCGTACAGGCCGGAGAAGTCGCCGCTGGTGAAGTCGGCGAAGTCCGGGTACTCGGCCTTGATGCTGACCACGGCGAAGCGCTCGCCGGTGCCGGACTCGGCCACGGTCTGCCACTTGGCGGCCAGGGCCTTGGCGACGTCCAGGCGGGAGTCGACGGGGGCGTTCGCCTCGAAGCCGGGGACGCCGGGCAGCACCCGGGCGGTCGTGACGACGCCGGGGGTCTCCACCTCGGTGGTGTCGGTGTCGCCGCTCAGGTCGTCGGTGCTGGGCTTGTCCACTTCGGACTCCTCGGTCTCGGTGCCGGTGTCGCTCATCTCGGCCTCGCCATCCTCTGCCTCCTCGGCGGAATGGTCCAGCGTCTCGTCGGCGAGTTCCTCGGTCTCATCGGCCGCAGCCTCCGCCTCGGTCTCCTCGTCGGCCTCGTCCTCGTCCTCGGCTGCCTCATCGGCCGTCTCGGCGGGCTCCTCGTCGGCGGCCTCATCGGCTTCGGGCTCGCCCTCGTCGGACATGGCAGCAGCGATGCTCGCCGCACGCTCACGGGCGGCCAGGGCGGCAGCCTCGGCCTCGGTCTTCGCCATCACCGCCTCACCGATCTCCGCGTAGGAGGTCAGCAGGTCGATGTCGGTCACCTCGTCGGCGGCCAGGGCCGCGTCCACGAAGGGCTGGAGCGCACCCAGGAGGTCGCGCAGCTCGGAGAGCGTCAGGCTCTCGATGTTCTCGGGGATCTCGGGACGCTCCACAGCATGGCTCCTTCGAGGACGTCGTACTGCCACAGTGGAGTGGCGTGACGACGAACACGCAAGCCCATCACGTCCCCTATGATGGGCGGACACTACCTACGGAGGGTCCAATGACAACGACGGTCACCATCATCGGGAACGCCGTCCGCGAGCCCGAGCTGAAGTTCCTATCCTCCGGCGCCGTGCTCTGCGAGTTGGGCGTCGCCGTGAACACCCGGCGCAAGGACGGTGACAAGTGGGTCGACGGTGACCCCGAGTTCTATGACGTCACCTGCTGGCGGGAGCTGGCCGAGAACGTCGCCGAGTCGATCACCAAGGGTGCCCGCCTGGTCATCATCGGCAAGCTCAACTTCCGTACCTGGGAGACAGACAACGGCGAGAAGCGCTCGAAGGTCTCCATCACGGCCGACGAGGTGAGCCCGAGTCTGCGCTGGGCGACCGCGCAGGTGAGCCGCACGGAGCGCTCCCAGGGCGACGGCGGGTACCAGCAGCGTCTGGGTCCGCCCCCGACGGATGAGGAGCCGTTCGTCGTGCCAGCAGGCGATTGGCAGCCCGGCGTGTTCGGTTCCTACCCGGAGCGGATGCTCGACTAATCCACCCGCTCGACGGTGAGTGTGAGCCTTGGCTGCTTCGCGTGGGTGGGGGCGTTGAACGTGATCGACACCAGGTGTTCCGCCGTGTCGTCCTCGATGACCCCCGCCTGCACGAGCCCATCGATAGACGCTTTCACCGCTGGGTAGCAGTTCGCGATGTCCTGCACGACTCCCGGCATCTGCAGGTCCACCGTGACGGCGATGCGCTCGCAGCGGGGGATGTGGGCGTCCTTCGCCATCCAGTAATAGGCGGCGAGCCATTCCTCGACACGCTCCCGGCGCCACGCCCAGTGCTTCGTGCGCTCCTGGTTCAGTGACCACGGCTTCGCGTCGTAGGACAGTACCCAGGTTGACATGGTGCCGATGATACGGGTCCACACGAAGGAGGCAGGCATGGTGTCTGACCTGACGTTCCTCGCCGAGGAGCGTTTCACGCAGAAGGACAAGCTGGTGCTGCTGACCGCGCATGTGCTCGACAGCACCGACCCGAACAGGATCGCCGAAACCCTGTCGATGGGCGTGGCCTCGGTGCGGCAGTCACTGGCGAAGGCCGACGCCCTGCCGACCACAGACCGCTCGGCGGCCCGTGAGCTGCAGGCCGCCATCATCGAGGCGTGCGACATGCACCGTCCGTCCATGCGTTCAGCCGACCACAAGCTGGTCGCCAAGGTCGCCGCCGACCTGCTGGAGGCTGGGGCCACGCCGGATGAGGTGCGTGCCCGTGCCCGCAACCTCTACAAGAGGTTCAGGCTCTGGCCCACCCCGGGTGGACTCGACAAGTACTGGGCGCAACTCGCTGACGTCCACAACCCCTTCGCCCCGAAGGTGGTGCTCCGGTGAAGACCTACTACGACGCCGAGGCCGAGGCGAAGCTGATCGGGTCCGCCATCGCAGTGGAACGCACCCGCGACGTCGTGTTCGCCCAGGTCAGCGCCTCCGACTTCTACGACGTGCGCAACCAGCGGGTCTTCGAGTGGGTGCTCGACCGCTACATGGGCGGCGCACTGCCCGCCGACTCCCGCGACGTGTTCACGGAGCTGATGCGCGAGGACGTGCTCGACCGCACGGAACTGGCCCCCTACTTCTACGACTCCCCGACGGTCACCCCGATCATCGAGAAGCTCCAGTCCCTGGAACGCGCCCGCAGGCTACAGAGGGCTGCCCAGCGGGCCATCGACACGCTCGCGGTCAACCCCGAGCAGTCGGCCACGCTCGTCTCCGACCTGAAGCGGGAGATCGACGAGATCGACCCAGCCGCTGCCCACGGCGAGAAGCTGTGGACGTGGAGCGAGCTGGCGGAGGAGGACTTCCAGCCCGACTGGATCTTGCCCGACCTGTTGGACCGCGACCACGTCGTGATGGTTACGGGGCCGAACGGCGGCGGCAAGTCGACGCTCTGCCTACAGCTTGCCGTCAGCGCAGCCATCGGTGTGCACCCATGGACCGCCCAGGACATCGAGCGCAGGCGGGTGCTCTACATCGACGCCGAGAACTCGCCCGGTGTCGTGGCCCGCAAGAAACGCATCGCGGCGAAGATGGTCGACCTTGGCGACGACCCCGATGTGGCGAACATCCGGTTCCGCTTCGGCGGCGTGAACCTCGCCGACCCCGCCGATCGCCTCCGGCTGGAGCACCACATGCAGTCGTTCGAGCCCGACATGGTCGTGCTCGGCCCGATCTACAAGATGTACGACGGCAACGGCCACGAAGACTCGTGGCGTGCCGAGGCCCGCTCGGTGCAGACCTGGGTGGACCGGGTACGTCGCCGCTACAACTTCGCCACCCTCATCGAGGGTCACCCACCGAAGGGTGACGGCTCTGGTGCCCCGAAGGGCGACTCGTCGTGGGCCTCCTGGCCGTACTTCGGCTTCTGCATCACCCTGGACGACAACCGCCGCTCCCTGGCAGAGGTGACCCCGTGGCGCTACCCCCGCGAACCTGTGATGATGCCCACGCAAATGCAGTGGGGCGACTCGCGCCACCACGAACCATCCCGGCGCCTCATGTGGTCGCCGCTCGGCCGTCTCGTCTCCTCGGAGGAGTGGTGACCGAGCAGTACAGGGTTCCCGCTGAGATCCGCGAGACGGCCTACAACATCGCCAAGGCGTGGGGCTGCACCTGCACGCCGCAGGTCACGTTCTACGAGCAGGACCCGAGGCGCAACCTGCTGCGCATCACCGCACGCCACGCACGCGGCTGCCAGTACGTCCCCGGCAAGGTCTTCCGCCCGCCCGAGGAAGTCGACGAGCAGGCGCTCGCCGAGTCCGCCGCACGCATGAAGAAACTGCGAGCCCGCAACACCCGCAAGTACAGCAAGAAGAAAGGCCGCTGATGCCCAGCCATCGTTCACCGGAGTTCTGCCAGGAGTCCCTCGATTTCGTCGAGGACGTCAACGCCATGGTGACTCGCATCCTCTCCCTGCGAGGGACGACGAAGCCCATCCCCGAGGACGCCACCGACCCGAAGGTCGAAGCCGCCGCCGTCATGCTTGCAGCGAACCTGCTGGCGATCACGGACGGCGACTGGGACGCCCTCGTCAACGATGTGTGGCCTCGCGCCGCGCTCGGCAACACCCGGCAGTTCGAGAACCACCTCCGTCTCGCTGAAGCGGAGGCCCGCCGTGGCTGACTCCGACATCACCCAGCTCATCGGCACCCTGCGCGCCCTGGACCAGTGGCGCACCGCCGAAGTCACCATGCAGTCCAGGGGCACTCACCGGCTCAGGGACGGCTCCCTGTTCTTCCAGGTCGAGTATCAGATCGACGCCGTCGTACCGAACCACGACGAGGCGAAGCGGCTGCTGGCGCTGATCGACGGGAAGGACGTCGCGCCCATCGAGGAACGACCCGTCGTCGGGGCCGAGCCACTGGGGTTGTTCGACTCAGAGCCCGGCGAGGCGGATGCGGGCGATGCGAGCCCGGGCAGCAGCGAGAGCTGAGGCGTCCCCGTCGACCGACGGCGCGTCGGGTGCGTAGAGGACCAGCGCCCCCAGCTCGCCGTTCGGCGCGGCGAACGAACGCCCGACCGGGAACGCCGGAGTGTTCACTGAGAGCGAGGCGATCAGCTCCATGCGGTTCTTGATGCGCCGCCAGTCACCCGACAGCCGCGAGGCGCGCCCGGCGTGCACGATGTCGGCGGGTGTGCCGGGTCGCACCATGCCATTGACCCGGATGCCGTGACGATCGTCGGTGACGTGCACGTCGGCCCAGGCGAACGAAGTGGAGGCGTACACGTCGCGGGCGTCGGACCAGTTCAGGCCCACGTCGGCATGGTCGCCGCCGATGACCAGAGGTCCGGTCGACACCGGGCCGTCGGGAGTCAGCACCGTTGACGCGTTGAAGTACGAGTAGCCGCTGCCCTTTGGGGCTCGCACCCGTCCAGCGGCCGACAGGTGCCAGTGCTTCCAGTCGGCGAGGTAACCGTGCACCCGCCCGTCGGCCTCCACGGTCAGCGGGTACGCCCCGCGACCCTCCTCACCCTGGAACCAGGCCAGCGGAACGTCGGTGACATGCAGCTCCGGAGCCGTCGGGGACGCCACCTTGAACGTCGTCGACCCGAACGCCCCGATGTGGTCGAGGCTGCCGGTCGACAACCCGCCCAGCAGGTCGGCGGTCGCGTCGGGGAAGGCGGGGATGCCGACCAGGGTGGTGGCACCGATGTTCGCCTTCGCGAAGGACACCCCCATGCGCTCCTCCGCCCCCTCCTCCGGCGCGTAGGTGACCACCTCAGCGTCGACGTCGGCGAGATCGACGGAGTTGCCGGTGATGCACTTCGTGTCGAGGTACAGCGCGGCGTTGCGGCCCGTCTCGTTGTCGAGCAGCCAGCCGTCACCGGACACGACCTTGCCCTCGACAGTCACGGAGTCGAGGCGCCCGGCGATCTTCGAGCCGAGGTGTCCGCCCTCCGACTGGGTGTCCATCAGGTAGATCGGCCGCGGCATGTTGCGCGTACCGAACCCGCTCGACTCGATGCGACGACCGTCGGGGGTCCAGGTGTCCAGCAGCATGAGCTGCTCGAAGTGCACGGGTGCGTAGAAGCCACGTTCCATGCCCACCACTCTCCCTGCCGACGCCTGAGCGGTCAACGACAGTCGAACCCGCGCTCCCGCCGCAGCAGGGCTGCCGACACGCCCTGCTCCAGGTCGATGGTCGGAGTGTAGAACTCCAACATCTTCGTCGGGTCACCCACGCGTCGCCAGCAACCGACCGGCTTGTCGGGATGCGCCTGCACCGCTGCCGTCGATCCAGTGAGGCGCAGGCACAGCGCCGCGAGGTCGAGGAACGACGTCGCTTGGCCGGTGCAGAGGTTGACCGGCCCGCGTATGTCCTGGTCCACGGCAGCCATGACGGCGCCCACCACGTCGTTGATGTGGATGAAGTCGCGGGTCTGGGTGCCGTCGCCCCACACCTCAAAGGGGTCCTCGCGACGGTGGGCGCGACGGATGAAGGACGGGAACGGGTAGTCGAGGTCCTGGTCCCACCCGTAGCCGGAGAACGGCCGGAAGACGTGCACCGGCAACCCCTCAGCTTCCGCCTGGCGGGCCAGCATCTCGCCGGTCAGCTTCGCGAGCCCGTAGGTGGCATCCGGCGTTCGAGGGTGGTCGAGGTCGATCATCCACTCAGAGAGTCGGTCTTGAGGGCACTCCCTGGCCTGCAGTTCCACCGGGTAGGCGGCTGAGGACGAGAAGTAGACCATGCGCTCCGCCTTGCGCACCGCCCAGCGGAACGCCCAGGAGTCCAGGGCGAGGTTCGTGGCAATCGCCAACGGGTCCCCGTCGATGCGCGCCCTGCCGCCGACGAGTGCAGCACAGTGGACGAGCAGGTCGTAGCTGTAGGTGGTGTGGCGGAAGAAGTCGAGGGCGTCCGTGCCGCCGTCGGTGATGTCGACGACGGTGACGTCCCAGTCGTTGCGCAGCAGGTGGTGGCGTAGATGCCGCCCCACGAACCCCTTGCCGCCGGTGATGACGGCTCGCCTCACATGCATCCGAACACCCCGCACTGGTAGGTGCCACCAGCGCCGCCAACCGGGTACCCGGGGACCTCGGCGAAGTACTCGACGGACCACCCGGCATCAGCGAACATCGCCTCCGCGCCCTCCCTGTCGAATGCCCAGTAGTGCTCGCCGTTCTGTTCCTGCTCGGCCCGCTCCCACAGGGGCACGGAGCCGACGAGGAACGAGAACCGCTCACGAGCGAGGTGCAGGACGAGGTCAGGGTCCCACAGGTGCTCCAGGGTCTCGCAGCACACGAACAGGTCGCCCGGGTGGTCGAGGATCGTGTCCTCGATACGTCCCTGGATGGGGAAACCCCGGCCGTAGTCGCCGAGCGCGACGTGCCCATCGACGCTGGCGGCGATGTCTCTGGCGATAGCCCCGTTGCCAGCAGCGAGGTCGACGATCTTCGGGTTCCCGGGATGGTCGAGGAGCAGGAGCTTGCCGATCATCCCGCTCGTCACCACCCTGGCATCTCCACCCCAGCCGAGCGCCCGCTGGTCGAATGCCCCGGCGTAGATCTTCGACAGCTCGTCGTCGGTCCACTGGGGGCGCACCCGCTCACGCAGCATCAGTAGATCGTCCGATCGTGGTTGCGCCGCTTCCACGGCCTTCGATTCTTGTTCTGCGTGGACCTGTCAGCCCAGCGCACGTTGCCAGGGCGGTACCCGGAGTTGTTGTCGATCCGGTCAATCGAGTGACCTGGCGGACATGGCCCTAGGACATTGGAGAGGTACTCAATGAACCGGGTGACGTCGTGCCATTCATCACACACCGTGATACCGCGCCCGCCGTAGTTGTCCCACTTATTCGACGCAGGGTTATGGCAGCGACTCATCATCCCGCACCAGCGGTCGTAGTGCGCGTTGTTAGAAAGTCCATGGGTTGAACGAGGGTGGTGTCCTGAGCGGTTGAGCGCCGCCAGCCGCCCCGCCTTCGCGCATCCACAGGAGATCGTGTGCCCACTGTGTAGATCCTTGATCGGCACCGTCACGGGAACGCCGCACGAACAGCTACAAGCCGCCACTCGCGGCTGGGAGCCCTCGATCTCGCCAACCACAGTCAGTGCCCCGAAGGCGTCTCCCGCCCGGACGAACAGTCGACGAGGTGGGGCCATCAGTGAATTCTCCGCTGCTCGGCAGTGTGTCGGGTCTCGATGGCCCCGATGGTCTCCGGGTAGTGCTTGCCGATCACCCCGTGATGCACGTAGGTCGGGGTGGAGAGGAACTCCTTGGCGTCACGCTCCAGGCATGGGTCGTCCGACATGCCCATGTCGCGGTCCCACCGCCACCCGATGCGGTTGAAGATCGAACGGTGCAGCATGACGAACGCGGCGGTCGCCATGTGCTCGCGGATCAGGTCACCGTGCACCCCCGAGTACCTCTCGACGACCGGGCCATCGAGCACGTAGGTGCCTACATGACCACCGACGAGCGGGTGGTTGAGCTTCAGCAGCTCGGGGATGGCGTCGGCAGGGGGGGCGCAATCGGCGGCCATGAACAGCAGCCAGTCGACGTTGCCGGAGCGGCAGTAGTCATTGACGAGGTTCTGGCCCATCGTGATGCGCCGCAGCCGGTTCCCGGTGGTGATCTCCGTCGCCCCGTCGTCGAGCAGGAACACGAAGTGCTCGACGGTCGCCCCCTTCGTGCGGAGGTCGTCGAAGCGGTCGAGCAAGGGGCGGAATGGCTCCAGTCCCCGGCTGTCGACCTCCAGGGCGGCGAAGAACGAGGTGTTCGGGTGCTCCTCCAGCATTCCCTCCGCGTTGCGGAGCCATGACCCCCAGGTATCGGGCTGATCGAGTACGTACGCGGGGATCGTGGTGCCCACGACGACGTGTTCGCTCTCATGCGTCATGGGCCGTCACCGTACCCGAGGATCACCCTCCTGCGGACGATCGTTGGGCGTGTCGCCGGGCAGGTCGCGTCCGTCGCCGGAGCGGGGAGGCCCGGTCTTCACCGACGCGATCGTCGACAGGTCGATGCCGAGATCCATCTCGTAGAAGGCAAGCTCCGGGATGGCGAGCTGGCGGCCGACGGAGCGGACGTACTCCTCGGTCGACGGCTTGTCGGTGTCGGGGATGCCGAGGCGGCGGCGGGCTGCGGCGTCGCCGATGAGCTGGCGATCCAGGGCGACACGGGTCTTCTCGTCCTGGTTGTTGCGGATCTGCACCGAGTCACGGTCGACACGCCAGCGATAGCGGCCCTCGACGTTCTTCTTGGTGAGCCACGGCACGAGGATCATCTGGGTGAGCGCCTCCCAGAGGGCGTCACCGATGGGGGCCACGGTGTGCTCCCACATCTCCATCTTCACCGACGACTCGTTCCAGTGGTTGGTGTTCACCATCCTCGACTGTGCGGACGCGATCTCTGCGGGGGCATCGAGGCCGTTGAGGATGTTCTCGCGCAGCTCCCGACGCAGCTTCATCTCCTGCTCGTCGATGAGACGATCGAGGGTGATGTGCTTGATGAGGTCGCCCACCCCGTCGGGGCCGCGCAACAGGATCGGCAGCGCCGCCTCGGGGGAATCAGGGTTCTGGATGGCGGCGGCCATCGCCTCGAAGATCTGGCGGGTGACCGAGTCGATCGGAGCGCCGGAGCCGTCGGGGAGTTCGTCGGGGGTGGCTGAGGTGACGCTGTTCGGCAGGAACAGGATGCCCGCGGCGGCGAGGCGGGAGCGCACCCGAGCCCGCAGGGCGTCGTTCAGGAAGATCAGGGTCTCCATGTCGTCGACGAGCGCCTCCATCGGCGTCTCTGCCGCCTTGGAGATCTCTGGATGACGCCGCCAGACGCGGTTGACCTTCGTGCCTGCCGGGAGCGCCTGGCCCGACTGGTTGATCGACTCGCGCCGGTAGAACGTCTTGCCCTCCCCGTACAGCTCGGTGGTCGACATCGCCTCGATGACGGTCTGGCCCCGATTGGAGTAGCCGGTCAGGTAGGACTCGCCGTCGATCGTGTACTGCTGGGCAAAGCGCCGCCCCACGTCCTCTAGGCCACCCGGGGAGTCGTAGACCGTGGTCAGCGCCCCGAGCGCAGCCGGGGGCGGGTCCGCGACGTACTGCCAGACGCCGTTGTCGTCCATCCGCTCCAGCCGCGGCTCACTCATGGCGAGCAAGCGCCCACTGAGGTTCGCCACGTAGCGGATGTCGGGCAGCTTGCGGTAGTACTTCCAGTACCTGCCCGCCGAGGAGTTCGACGTGAAGGTCGCGACCTCCGACGGCGTAACGGCGCTGATGGCGGCGACCAACGCGTTCTGGTGGAGGCGATCCATGCGTGCCATTGCTCCAGCCTCTCAGTTGCGCAGCGATGCGGCCATCGCCAGCAGGTCGGCGATGTCGTCCAGGTCGGTCATTTCGAGCGAGTCCTCCCCGGTCAGGGCCTCGTAGACGATCCCCACCAGGGGAGCGTAGGCGTCGAGGATCACGGCCTCGGCGTCGTCCCAGCGGGGGTCTCTGGTGTCAGGGCGCGACGCTAGAGCCCTGCGTGGCAGTTCTGGGAGAGGGAACACCTGCCCGGCGATGACCACGGAGTCGATCAGGGTCTCTCGGCAGATCTTGCAGGCGTAGCCCTTGCGCACGAAGGCTCCGCAAGAGACACAGCGACGCAGGCGACGTAGGCGCCGAGCAACCTTGCCTGGTCCGGGGCCATCCATGGTCATGGCCTCGCGCTCGATGAGCTGACGGACCCGTTCCGACCGAGACACCCGCAGCCGCTTGCAGCGGACGTCGAAGGCGTCGATGAGTTCCTGGGGCATCCGCACCCGCAGCATGGACGCCGTCGTTACCTTATGCTGCGCCATGCCGAGACCGTAGCAGGAGGCGCACATGAAGCTCTGGGGATGGCCCGCCGACGAAGGTGGATGCGCCTGGTACCGCATCCGCATCCCGCTCGGCGCGCTCACCGAGGATGACGTCGGGTTCGGCACCGTCATGCCCCACTCGGTCCTCGACGAACCGGACCGCCTCGTCGTGCTCCAGCGCTCCACGGCCCCGAAACCGATGATGGTGCTCGACGAGTTCACACAGAAGCGACGCCCCTGGGTCTACGACGCCGACGACCTCCTGTGGGCGCTCACCCCCGACAACCCCGCCTACTCGCACTACTCCAACCCGATCATCGCCAAGCGGTTCGAGTGGCTCATCACCCACACCACCCTGTTCACCGTCTCCACCGCCCCGCTGGCCGACGAAGCCCGGGCAGCGGGTGCCCACCGTGTGGCGGTCGTGCCGAACACCCTGCCCGACGAGCTGTTCGACTTCGCTGACCAGGTGTCGCTGCGGCCACGGGTCGACAATCGGTTCACGATCTTCTGGCGTGGCAGCCCCACCCACTCCGAGGACGTGAAGGTGCTGCGCTACGCAGCCAAGAAGCTGCACGCCCGCGACGACGTTCGGCTCGTGTTCGCCGGGGCCGACTACCGCAAGGACCTCGGCGTGCCCGACGCAGAGCACCTCCCGTGGGTCGCTGACCCCGAAGCACACGTCCGGCGGGTCATCGAGCTTCAGCCCGACGTCGTGCTGGCGCCTCTGGCGCACACCCGCTTCAACAGCTCCAAGAGCCACGTTGCAGCCTTGGAGGGCGCTCTCGCCGGGGCGATGCCGGTGTGCTCCAACGTGCCCGCCTACCAGGGCTTCGTCACCCCTGGCATCGACGGGTTCCTACTCCCGAACGCCCCGGACGCCTGGTGGAAGATCCTGCGCGAACTTGCCGACGATGGCCCCGATGCGATCCCTCGCGACGCCATCCGCACCAATGCTCGCCGGTTCCGAACGTCGCTGATGAAGGAGCAGTACCGTGACCTCCTCCAATCGGTCGTCTGATGCCTCCGTCCCACACGGGACGCTCGACGGCTACACCAACCACGACTGCAACTGCCCGCCGTGTGCTCAGGCTTGGGCGGGGTACATGCGCGAGTACCGGCGCAAGAACCGCCTGACCATCAACGCCCGCCGGAGAGCGATGCGCCGAGCCCGCGTGATGGCGGCGACGGGCGAGCCGTACGACATGGACGAGCTGCTCGCCGAGGAGATGTGGCGCAACCGCTTGACGTGATCCGTACGATGCGATGGAGCACGGATGGTCCGTGCGGAAGGTGAGCGATGAGCGACTGGCATGAGCAAGCCGCCTGCCGCGGGTTCCCCACGGCGCTGTTCTTCCCGGCCGAGCACGACGACGACCAGTCTGACGGCGACAACGAGATCGCCAAGCAGGTCTGCGCGTCGTGCCCCGTGAAGGAGCCGTGTCGCGCCGAGCAGGTCGCCGAGCCCTACGGGGTGCGTGGCGGCATGACCGCCGAGGAGCGGGGCTACGGGCGGCGAGGCCGACTCGGCAAGGGCGCTATCAAGGGACTGTCATCTGCCGTCACGGAGATCTTCGAGGACCACCCCGACACCGAGTTCACCGCTGACACGATGAACGACATCATCCTGGAGATGACCGGCCGCCGCTGGCCCCGCAACTCGATCAACGCCGCCCTCCTGCGCACCTACCGCCAAGGGCTCACCACCCGTCGTCACGACGTGCCGACCGACAAGCTCCACTACCAGCTCAACCAGGAGAACTGATGACCAACCACCCCGTCCTGTATACCGACACTGAGACCCTAGGGCTCGACCCGGAGCGTCACCCGATCTGGGAGATCGCCGCCATCGAGGCCGACGGCACCGAGCATCTCTGGCAGGTGAAGTGGCCCCGGGCGGTGCTCGACAACGCCGAGCCGATCGCCCTGGAGATCAACGGCTTCGAGCAGCGCTACGACAAGGGGACCTGTCCGATCCTGTCGCCGAAGGAGTCAGCCGAGCTGTTCGCCTCACTGTCGCAAGGGCTGCACCTCGTCGGTGCCGTCATCTCCTTCGACGAGGAACGGCTGCGGCGGATGCACAACCTCCACCTCGGGCGCCCCGAGGGCAAGTACCCATGGCACTATCACATCTGCGACGTCGAGGCGCTCGCCATCGGCTACCTCGCTGGTCGCACCGATCCTCGCGATGTCCGTCCTGGTGGCTACGTCCAGCCGTTGCCGGTGGCGCCGCCGTGGAAGTCGGACGAACTCACCGAGGCGCTCGGCATCGAGATGCCTGCCGATGACGTGCGCCACACCGCCCTTGCCGACGCCCGATGGGCGAAGGCGATCTACGAGCGGGTGATGGGGCGGTGAGCGCCTTCGCCTGCCCCGGCTGCGGCAAGGACATGACTGACTTCATGTCCTACGACGCCCACTACGCCGACGACATCGACCCCAGGCCACGCAACGGCCACCACGCTTGGCCGTGGACCGACTCGAAGAACGCCGGAGTTGCTCGCGGCACCGTGTGTGCGTGGACCCGCGACTACCTGTCCGCCGAGTGGCTGCGCCTCAACCCTCAACCCTGGAGCTACGCATGAGCATCGCCAACATCATCGCCACCATCGAGTGCAGCGACGGGGAACGGACCCTGGAAGTCACCCGCTTCCCGAACGCCCCCCTCCTCCGCTTCCAGATCAAGCCGCCCAGCGCGTCGAAGGACGGTGTGGTGCTCGACATTCACGGGATGCGCGAGCTGGCCGAGATCCTGGAAGACCAGGTCTACAACCTGGAGCGCTACCCGTGACCACCCCCGACACCACCCCCAAGCGCCCATGCGTCCACCCGAGCGACGAGATGGTGGCGTGGATCAAACTCGCGGCCACCTACCAGCGGGCAAAGCTCGGCAACGACATCACCCCGCAGACCGATCAGGCGTTGCAGGAGATGGTGACGTTCCCGACCCAGCCCGCACAGGTCTACGCCGCCGAGGAGTGTACCCGTGACCAGTGACAGCGGACCCGCCGAGGCGCTCGCCCGTGCCCGCTACGAGGCCGAGCAGTTCGAGCCTGACCACCCGTGGTTCGTTGGCTGGGACGACGTCCGGCCCACGTTGCGCCAAGGGTTGGTCGAGGAGGCCGAGGACGACATCGATCACCTGGTGGCCGCCGGGTTTCGGGTGGTCCCCGAACCCGACGACGACACCCGAGAGGACGCCGCAGCACTGGTGTGGGCGTGCAGCACAGCGTTGCTGTTCGGGCCGTCGAGCCGCAAGCGCATGGCCGACCTGTTGGCTGCTGCCTATCTGTCGGGTGACGGGGGGGAACGGTGACCGTCCTCGCCTACGACACCGGGCGGCGCACGAACGCCGAGCTGATCCTCGACTGCGTCGAACTGGACTACATCCGCACCACCGACCGCATCCTCGACCCCACCTACGGCCTCGGCAACTGGTGGAAGCTGTGGCTGCCGTGGGAGGGACGCCTACACCGCCACGACCTCGACCCGGCGAAGGCCCCGGACGGGGTCATGGACTTCACCTGCCTTGCCTACCCTGACGACGTGTTCGACGTGGTCGCCTACGACCCCCCGTACGCCCTCCGAGGCACCTCCACTCCGCACTTCGACAGCAAGTACGGCATCCACGAGTACCGCTCGGTCGACGACCGCTTGAGGCTGATGCTGGACGGTCTCGCCGAGGCGGTGAGGGTCACGAGGCCCGATGGCTACGTCCTCGCCAAATGCCAGGACATGGTGGTGTCGGGGAAGGTGTGCTGGCAGCGCATGGTGTTCGCCAATGCCGCGACGGCGCTGGGGTGCCGTCTTGTCGACGAGCTGCACGTCGCCTCCTACCGCCCACAGCCACCCGGACGCCGACAGGTGCACGCCGCTCGCAACTTCTCCACCCTCATGGTCTTCAGGAGCCCACGATGACCCGACTTCCGCTCGCCGAGAACGACCTGGGGCTCACCGAGGCCCTCGGGCCGCTCGTCATCGACAACGCCCAGGAGGCAGCAGACGCCTGTGGGGGTGCGATCGTGCCGTCAGGGGTGTCTTTCCTGCTCAACGGGGGCTCCGTGACCGCCCCGTGGGGCACCTACCTCGTCACCAACGGCCTGCAGTGGGGTATCGCCGCCCACTGGTGGGTCGAGGACCACCTCACATGACCGAAAGGCACTCCATGACCTCACCGATCACCGATCAGCTCGCCGATGACGTCATTCGCCACCGATCTGGCGCCATCCCAGCCCTCATCGCGCACGCGAAGGCCCTCGAATCCGCCTCGAACGCCGAAATCGGCGGTTTGGAGCCCCTGTCGACCGCCCAGGAGGCCGAAATGCTGGTCTCGGGGCCTCGGCGTGACGACTACGGCGACGCGAGGGCCTCCTTCGGCCTCGTCGCACGCCTTTGGGCGCCGATTCTGGGCCTCGACAGCGTCGCGCCGGGCCAGGTCGCGGCCTGCATGATCGCCCTGAAGATGGCGCGCAACATCTCTGGCGGGTCGAAACATGACTCGTACGTGGACATCATCGGATACGCCCTACTCTGGGAGCAGATCGATGACGGCGACGGCGCCGGAAAGCGAGCGTGACGACCGTGCCCTACGATCCCGACCTCGACCCGGTCCTCGCAGCACTTGAGCAGCGCTGTAAGGACGCAACGGCGATCAGCTCGGCGGCCCTGGCCTCCCGAATCTCTACCCTGAACGGCGAACTGGCGGAGGTGAAGGGCGAGGTTGTCGACCTCAAGGGCCGCATAGCCAAGGCTGAGGCCGACGCAGGGGCTCTGCTGGAGCGCATCGCTGCCCTCGAAGCGACCGAGCCGCCCCCGCCCCCCCCGTCGCTGGACAAGAGCGGCAACACGGTGCCCACCTCGAACTACCCGATCCCGCCGGGCGCGATCTTCGTGTCCCCGGCAGGCAACAACGCGAACCCCGGTACCGAGGCAGCACCGAAGCGGACCGTGTTCGGCTCCGGTGGCGCCTACTCGGTGGTGCCGGTCGACGGCACGATCGTGATGCGTGGCGGCATCTACGAGGAAGGCACCACCGGCGGCGGGCATTCTGTGCCGAGCACTCGGCCGTTCACCATCCAGGCGTACCCCGGCGAGCAGGTGTGGTTCGACGGATCGACCGTCGTGGCCGGTTGGCAGGGCACTGGCCCGTGGACCGTGCCGGGATGGACGTTCGACGCTGGCAACACGTCCGGGTTCACCACCGACAAGCCCTCGACCACGTTCTACTTCGACCAACTGTTCATCGACGGCGCCCTGCAGCGCCGCGTCGCCAGCGCGCCAGCAGCCGGTGAGTTCAGCGTCTCGGGCGGCACGATCACCGTCGGGTCGAACCCGCTCGGCAGAGAGGTGCGCGTCTCCCGCTACCGCGGCCTCATGGTCGCATCGGCCCGCGTCAACCTGCTCGGCATCGGCGTGCGCCGCTACGCCAACGGATCACCACAGGAGAGCGGCAGCACCTCGGGCTACGCCGCCATCTACTACGGCGGCCTCAGCGCCGGAACCCGCATCGAACGGTGCGCGTTCGTCGACCACGCCTGCATCCCGCTCACCGTCGCCAAGGCGGGCTTCACGATCACCGGCAACGTGTTCGTGCGCTCCGGCAAGTCGCACGCCCAGATCGGCGGGACCACCGGGGCTGACGGCCTCAAGCTGGTCGGCAACGTGTTCCACCGGTCGAACCACGGCGGCTGGCCCGCCGAGCCGACCGCGGGCGCCGTGAAGATCTGCAAGACCGACCAGGGCGTCATCACCGACAACGTGGTTGAGGACGCACCCGGTGTGCATCTGCTGTGGTTCGACCAGACGTGCACCCGCTGCGTCGTCGCCCGCAACACGATCATCTCGACGCCCGGTCGCGAGTCGAAGTCGGGTCTGCTGTGGGAGATCAGCGGCGGTGGCCTACTGCCCCTCACCGGGACCCGCACCCAGCACTGGTCCTACATCGTCGGCAACACGATCAAGGGGTCGGTGACCTACGCCGGGCTGAGCCTGCTCGGCTCCAACTGGACGAAGGTGTGGTGCAACACGATCGAGGCCGCCCGCGACATGTGTGTGATGGTCCGCCAGGACAACCGGCCGACCGGGCTCGCTGAGACGGCCCCGACGAGCTACCGCTACGGCGCCGTCGACTTCATGGTGCACGACATCGAGATGTGCAACAACGACGTCGGCCCGTCGAGCCGCTACGCCCAGCTCGCTGCCTGGAACTCGAACGGCGTCCACCCGCCGTCCGCCAACACGATGTTCGCCCGCCTGTCCGGCAACTGGTTTGCCGACGGCAACACGAACGGCGCCTCCGCCTGCATGTGGGGGGAGACGAACCAGGACGGCAGCCGGGTGTCGTACAACCTGATCCCCACATCGGCTGGCCCCGGCGCCCTGGACTCTCGTTCGTCGTTCGCCGCCAACGGGTGGCGCAATCACCAGGGAGCCACACCGCCGGCATCGATCGCCCGCGAACCCATCCCGGCCAACATCGCGGCACTGTTGGTGGCACCGGGTGCCTGACCAGGCGACCGTGCTGTGCGTGCGGATCAGCTCCGCCCCGTTCATGGAGCTCACCCTGCCCGCGGCCCCGTGCCCAACGATCATCGTTGCCGACCTCATCTCGGTCATGGAGGGCCTGGGGCGCGAGGTGCTCGTGGACTACGTGTGGCGATGACCGCCTGACGTGAGCCCTACCATGCCACGCATGGAACTCACATGGGAACAACCACCAACCACCAACAAGGGTCGCGGCGCACCCCCGAAGTACGCCCCGGTCCTCGCTAACCTCCAGGAGCGCCCGGGCGAGTGGGCTCGCCTCTCGGTGCCGGACGTGAAGGACATCGCCCCGCTGGTCACCCAGATCAACAACGGCACCCTGAAGGGCATCGAGAAGGGCGAGTACGAGGCGACATCTCGGATGGTCGACGACACACGCGTGCTGTACGTGCGCTACGTCGGCCAGACACCGCTCGACGTGGGCACCGACCTCCAGTGAGGCCGAAGCGCAGCCAGTCGCGACCACCGTCCAAGGCGTCGGTGAAGCGGCTGGCCCGCAAGTGCCCATGCGGCAAGCTCGGTTACGAGACCGAGAGCGGGGCGATGGACGCGGTGATCTCCGGCCGGTACGCCCGCTCCGGGGTCCGCGTCTACCAGTGCGACTCGAACCTCTGGCACACCACGTCGAAGGCTCGGGTGCAACAGGAGGAGTTCAGCGCGTCGACTGCGCCTGTCGGCGACCTGTCGGAGGCCGAACGGACCCTCATCCACGCCGTGCGCTTCGTGCGCGGCCTGCGCTCGAAGGGCATCAAGGGCGACCAGATGTTGGAGGCCAACAACACCCTCCAGGCGGCGATGACGGCAGCAGTCAGGGCAGGATGAGCAGGTCGTACTCGACGCCTGCCGGGAGTTCGCTGATCGCGTCCTTCTCGGCGTACTTGCGGCGCTTGAACCCCTGCTCGGAGGCGGCGACGATGCGACCGTTGCCCGCCTGCCGACGCCAGCGCCAGCGACCGGCTTCGTCCCGGTACAAGGTGATGCGATGAGGCTTCATGTGGGCATCATAGGCCCCTTGACGTGATCGCTACAGTGACGGCCATGAAGAAGCTGCTCACCACCATGTTTATCGAGGGCGACACCGGCAACGGCTACTACGGGACCGGGTTCTGGTTCAGCGTGGTGCGGCCGTGAGGGCCGACGAGGTGCACGTCCTCGTCCAGGTGGACCTGGCCTGTGCGCGTAGCTTCACCGAGCTCCTCGGGTGCTACGACTACAACTGCGGGTGCCGCAAGATGATCGAGTCTGGCGACTACTTCCTGTGCACCTACCACCAGGGCATGGACGACGGGGCGTGGGGGCTCGACCCTGAGCAGGCGTCGATG